TCAAGTGTTATTGTTCCATGATAGGTTATTATATATTAGCTCGCTATTATTTATATAGTACACTATGTTTTCAGCAATAGCAGATATTATTGAGTCATCTTTTAGTGTTATGTTACCATTTTGTGCTATATAGATTGATAACGCATCTATGTAGCCATCATTTTGTGTTGTTTTATTGGTGTTTTCAAGATTTGTGCGCAATGTATTTATAAAGCTTGATGAAGGCAATTTTTCGAGAGGTTTATCATTGCTAAACAGACAGCGGTAAGTATTGAAAATCTGTCCAGCGTTATTCACTTCAATTAATTCATTTATAATGGCAGACTTTATTGTTTCTTTAAGTAAGCCAAAATCACAAAATGAAGATTTACTTAGAATATTTACAACTTCAAAGTCATTAAATTCATTAGGCTGAATCTCTGATAGATACTTGTCTAATAAATTAGGTTGAATTTGTAGATTATAATCTTGATACGTTTCTTTGGCCTCTTTTACTGCGTCAATGAAGACTTCAGGGGAGACTTCTTTGGGTAACAGCTTAATATACTTAGCAATACCATCTATGGCTTTGAGTTGGTTAATACAATGCATATATTTTGACCCGGAGAATTCTTTTAAAACCCTCCAAGAATTACAAAGTTTGTTAACAATTTGTTCCTTTGTTTTGTCACTTACATGACCTAAAAGGATTTTGTAAACATTTGGAAAGTCCAATGTCGAAATTGACTGTTTCTTTTGTAATGAAGCTAAATTCTCCCAGATTTCGTTGATCGTAGAATTATTTTTAACTAACCCATTCAGAACTTCAATCATTGCAGTCAGTTTTGCCGTATCAGTATTGGCATAAACCTCCGTTAGTATTGCGTCAAAGTTTTCATCAGTTTCTGCATATTCATTGATACTATATCCTTCCAATTTATCTATACAATTGTTTATATATCCAGTTAATGGAATTTGTTTGGCATTTGCAATATCAACACCATAAGCTAAAGCTGACACTTCTGCTTTAAGTTTCTCGTCATTTGGTATAATGTTTGAAGCTAGACCTAAATACTCTCCACTTAATATTTGTTTTATTTCATTATTGTCTTTATGTATAATATCTTTATATAATTGATATACGGCCATGCTTACGATGCTTACATCGTTATGTCTGACTTTATAAAGTGATACAAGTCTATTTATAAAGATTATTATATCCCTGATATTAGCTTCATTGTGTTGTAATCTGTACAACCTATTAATTATATTCTCATCTTGGTTTTTAGTATTACCAAATGCTTCTTCAAATAGTTTTCTAAAAATTCCTTTATAATCAGTTATTACAGGCTTAGGAACAGTAAAAGTAACAGGAAATGTCTTATTTATAAAATATTGAGCTAATTCATGTGCTTTCGTTTCGTTGTCTCCAAAAGCACATGAAAGATGTGTAATATCATAAGGTATTATTACCCAAATGTTTTCAAAGCCAGTTTCTGCAAAAAAAGTGTGAATAGAGGACCATAATTGTTTAACTTTTTCAGCAGGTAATCTATCCATATTGTCAAAAATGATAACAAGCTTTCTGCACTTTTTAGGATTAAGATTGTCTGAAACATCTTGCATCCATTTTTTGAATTCAACAACTGATGGCTCTTCTTCACTAATAACTTCGTATTCAGTTTCTTTTTTTTCTTTATCATTGTATACAGCAAGTATATAGCTGAAATTTCTATAATTAGGATTTTTCCAGGCTGCTATAGCCCACACTATAAGAGTTATAATAATGGGTAATATGGCAATAATAATTGACCATCCCCAACCACACCTATCTGCTAACAAGGCACCAGTAAGAGACGCTATACTGGTGAATATTGTTGTGATAGTACCTGCAATTACACCATTGCTTAAACGTGGATATGATAAGGTTGTTGTTTCAGTCTTTCGTGCTAATAGTAGTTTTAATTTTTTAGGCCATGTAACGGATTTTGTCCCTCCACCTTTTGTCGTAATCTTTGTATAGCCGATTAGTATCTCTTCATTGACTAATTTATCGGTAAGTTGCTCCAATAATGACCTGCGTTGCAGATCTTCTTGATTGCCCCATGCATCATATTCAAAAAAGAAGTAATCGGAACCATCTTTTTGCAAATGTTTTTCGATAAGTTTTACGACATTTGATTTTCCAGCTCCCCAAACGCCTTCTATACCGATTATTCTAGGTAAACAATCATCTTTTGTTAAAGAATCGTTATCCTTAATGTGTTTAGCTATTGCTTTTGATAGAGATTCCTGAGAAGCTCCATCGAATTTATCTATGCCTTGAGGCTTGTCCTGTATGAATCTAGGAAATTTTGTCATAATGTTCTATTGTTTTGAGCTTATTAATAGTTCTCGAATATCGACTTCTAATATTTGAGATATTTTTAATAATGTTTCAAGACTTGGTTGTGAAGTGTTTGTACACCATTTAGATACAGTAGCAGGATCTTTCTCCAATTGCTTAGCTAACCATTTATTTGTTCGCTTTTTCTCCACAAGCACAACCTTAATGCGGTTTATGTCTTTTTCTTTTTCCATAAAGATTTTCTTTCGTTCTATGCAAAGATAAGAAAGCCTATCTATTTTTTATCATTTCAATAAGACTATTTGCAATATAAATTGCGAATTAGTTCAATATTATTTAGAATAGCTTCCTATAATAAGAACCTTTTGCTACTTTTGTATAATAACTTTTGAAAGATTAATATTATGACGCCAGAAAATAAATTGAGCTATATAATACCCCAAATTGTAAAATATCAGAATGTTGATGATCTGTTAGAGAATAACAGTCATCATTCATTGTTTAATGAAAATAATCTATCAATAAATGATGTACTTAAGGAAAACTTTGTTTGTATTGTAGGAGAACCAGGCATTGGCAAAAGCAGATTACTTGATGAAGTTAAAGAGAGGATTTTGCCAAAACCATTTTTTTATAAAGCTTCTGAATTTACAACTTTATCAACCCCAAAAGAGAATTGTCTTTGTATTTAGAAGCGTAGAACAACCAAAAACAACCAGAAATACTCAAGCGTAAATCTTTATCTATCAGCATATTCTAAAAATTAACACTTTTCGGCTGCTTTTTGATGCTTCCCAAATTTCCACATATTTTTGAGACGTATTTCTGACGTGGAGAATTTGTGGAGCTTGTTTTTTGTCACATCATGCAGACAGTTCACAAGGGTTTACAACCGTTTACGACAAGCGACAGCAACCGTTCCTTCTTGCAGCGATGGTAACATCGTGCAGAAAGGCGACAACGGTTGACTTCCGTTTACTTCCATTCACCATTTCAGGGATACACGATTAAAGGAATGAACCAGTAAACGATAAAGCAGCATGAAAACAACCAGAAAATGCAGTTTTTGCGGCAAGTCATTTGTAACCCGGAGCGGGGTACAGAAATATTGCAGCGAGGCTTGTCAGGCGGAAGCCAAACGAGCCAGAACGGAACAGAAAAACAATCTTTTCAAAGTCACCCAACCCTTGATGGAGATACAGCATCAGGAGTATCTCACCTTTTCCAAAGCAGCCACGCTCATGGGCTGTTCCCGGCAGTATGTTTACAAACTTGTAGCCCTCGGCAAGCTGAAAGCCTCACGCATCAGCAACCGCATGGCATTCATCCGCAAGGCAGACATCGAGCGGATGCTGGAGGGCAACCCTTACCATCGTGTCCTGCTCGGCTGCACTTCCACACCGAAAAAAGCCGCTTCATCTTCTTTGCCTGCCAAAAGAGAAAAGAGGGAAAAGGATATAGATGAAGTAATGGACTTCTATTCAGGTGAGAATGTGATGTCGCTCTTCAAGGTCAAGCAGTCGTGGCTCTATACCACCGCCAAGCGTAACCGCATCCCCATCTGCCGCATCGCTGGGAAGAACTATTACAGCAAGAAGCATGTTGACGAGTTTTTCGGTGTGGCTGTAGATACAAGCAATATCACTGACTGGCTCCTGATTGAAGAAGCGGAAGAACTGTTCGGCATGAAGCCGACCGCACTCCGGGCATACGCCCACCGCCACAAGATACCGACCAAAAGAGAATACGGGCGCACCTACTACTCCAAATCCCATTTGGATGAACTCCGCAGGACAGACCTCATAAACGATGAACGCTACTACACCGTGGAACAAGTCCGGCAGATTTACGGGCTTTCCTCAGCCAACATCAGCCATATCGTCAAGGTGAAGCGCATCGAAAAGATAAAGGTCGGAGTGAAAAACCTGCTTTTGCGCTCCGATGTGGAGCGTGTCATGGCTGAAAGGGAGAAACAACCGTGAGCAACCGACATTTCCGGAAAATTATTTCAAAATGATTGCCGTGGAGGTATTCACGGTTGTTTCACGTTGTTCCTTTGTCACCGTAAACACGGGGACACCTCCGAAAATGTACAACCAGTTAAAACAACATCATTATGAGCAAATGCAAGACAGTTACCTTGCGCAAGCGCAAGATTAAGAACGGTACACAGTATTCGCTGTGTCTGGACTATTATCCCGGCTATCGTGACAACACCACCATGAAAGTGATTACACGTGAAGCTCTGGGAATTTACATTTTCGCCAAACCCGCCAATCAGCAGGAGCGTGACTTCAACGCACGCATGATGAAAAAGGCGGAGATACTTCGCAACAGGCGTTACGAAGCCATCTTCAACGAAAATAACGGCTTCTTTGACAAAGCCAGGATGAAAGGGGATTTCCTCGCCTACTTCAAGGAGCTGGCAGAGAGGAAGAATATCAAGTGGCAGCACGTTTACAAGCACTTCGAGCGGTTCGTGAACGGCAAATGTACCTTTGAGGAGGTGGACGTGGACTTGTGCCGCAAGTTCATGGAATACCTGCTTAACGCACCCCAATCCATACACACCAACCAAAAACTGCATGTCAATTCTGCGGCAGGCTACTGGTCGGCTTTCCGTGCGGTACTTCACACCGCCTACCGGGACAGGAAGATAAAGGAGAACCCAAACGGATTCTTAGACCGCATCGAGTGTATTCCCACCATGAGGGAACATCTGAGCCAAGAGGAACTGATATGGCTTGCCGAAACCCCTTGCGAGGAAGATGTCTTGAAAAGGGCTTTTCTTTTCGCCTGCCTGACCGGACTGCGGAAGAGCGACATCAGGCAGCTCACTTGGCAGCAGATACAGCCGTACACCAACGGTAAGATGTTTGTGACCACCCGTATGCAGAAGACGAAGCAGATTGTACACAACCCCATCAGTGATGAAGCCTACGGGCTGCTCGGAGAACGGTGCGAGGGGCTTATCTTTGACGGATTCAAGGACAAGATGCTTCAAGGACCGCTCAAACGCTGGCTCTTGGCGGCAGGCATTACCAAGAAGATAACCTTTCACTGCACCCGGCATTCATTCGGAAGCCTGCACGTGGAAATGGGTACGGACATGGCTGTCATACAAGCCTATATGGGACACAAGAACATTACCACCACACAGATTTATTCCAAGATGGCGGCACAGCAGATGTGCGAGGTCGTGGACAAGATAACCCTGAAACGCAAGGAGACATAAGGCATCCTCAAAGTCCGGGATATTCATAGGGAGCGGTTATTGCGTGGAGCTTTAACCGCTCCCTATGTTTTTTACCCACCATTCCTTAAAAAGTCCTTAAAGTACGATAATCGGGTACGATTTCGGACATTTGGTGAAAAACATTGAAAAAGAAACCACTAACCAAGGATAATGAGCAATAATTGGAAGAAGACTATTAAATTTGCGAAAACAGCAACAAGTAACAACCGAATAAGACAAGAAACATGGAACCGTCCGTAAAAGACAAACATATCATTTGGGGATTTGTCGGCTTTGCCATCCTCCTAATATCTTCCATAGCGACACTGGTTGTCGCAGATAAATTCAATCAGGACAACTTTGTGCGTCTGATAGTCTTTGTATGCAGCAACCTCCTTGGCTGGCTGCTCTATTTCTCTTTCCAGACAGTCATTTTCGACACATACGAAATCTACCGAATCAAGTTCGGCAAGAAAAAGACACCTGTCGAAATTGCAGAAGTTCGGGAAGACCAGCCCCAAGATGCACACAAGCCTGTACCCCCGGCATCAATGCCGACAGGAGGGGAAGCAGCCCCGGATATAAGACCGACAGAGATTGCCATATCCCCGGAACTTCACGAGAAAAACCGTGCCGACTACGAGGACAGGGAGCAGCGGGAAAATGAAGAGCGCATCGCTATGGTCATGGAATACATCCATTTCATTATGCCCCGAATTGCCGACAAGGAGACCGTGAACCACATCTGTGGTGAGGTCAACAACTGGATGCGGCTTCACAGTTACAAGCCCAAGCCAATAAAAGGACGGCTGACCAAAGACATTTCAAACATTCCGCTCCGGCATTTCGTGTGGAATATCTCCGAGCGTTTCATGTACAAGAAATACTACACGGGGGACAACCGTGCCCGCTTCATCAGCACCCTTTTTCCACGGGAGTTTGCCGATACGGACATAGCGACCATCAAGAACTTCAAGGTAGAGCCGTTAAAGACACTGATTCCCATTGACGAGCCGGAAAACGGCAGACTGGATTTCCATTATCCGGCAGATTATGTACGGAAATAGTATAACCAGCCTTTCCATAACCAATAATCGTAAGTATTCAACAACAGATAACTATCTGTTCTACACCGCTTCCCGAATAATTTTGCCCGTCATTCACGGTTGGGCATCATTATTCGGGAATTATTTTGCAATGACCATTCGTGGAAGTATTCACAGCTGTATCATTCCAGTCCTTTGCGCCAAGCCTTACAAAAGAGGCGACTACGCAAATGGAAAAAACAGTGATTACATTCAACGACCTCCCGGAGGTCGTGGCTCAGCTTCGGGACGAGGTGATGAGCCTGAGAAACCTGCTTACCGAGCAGCGCAGTGTGAACAATGCAAAGGCGGTGGACACCCATGTCCCCATGTCAGTGGAAGAGGCGGCGGAATATCTGGGCATTCCCAAAGGCACGCTCTACATGAAGCTGTCAGAGGGAAGCATTCCCGCCACCAAACCCGGCAAACGATATTGCCTTTACAGGGACGAACTGGACAAATGGCTGGAATCCTCCCGTAAGAATCCCGTACCCCTGTCCGATGAGGAACTGAGCGAATCCTTATCTTCCTCCCACCGCCGCAAACCCGCTCCACGTAATTGGTAAACGTCATGGAAGAGGACAAGAATTATATCAGTCTGATACATGGCGACCTGACGAGGGCGACCCAAGTGCAGCACGGAATGCCGGACAGCATCGGTGTAATGAGTATCAAGACCGCCAACCGGACGATACTTGAAGCATCGCTGTTGCCCACGCCCCGTGCGCTGTGGGACAGTTTCTGGTATGAGGGGGAACTGTCCTGCCTCTTTGCGGATTCCAATGTGGGCAAGTCCATCCTTGCTGTGCAGATAGCCGACCGTATCGCCCGGACGGACAATGTGCTGTATCTGGATTTTGAACTGTCCGAAAAGCAGTTCCAGCTCCGCTATACCAACGAGCATGGGAAGCCCTACACCTTTCCCGAAAGGCTGTACCGGGTTTCGCTTGACTGCAATTCGTTGCTGGAAGCCGATTTCGAGGAAGCCATCATGGGAGGTATCGAACAGATGGCTCTGCAAACCGGGTGCAAGATTTTCATCGTTGACAATCTTACCTATCTGTGCTGCGCTATGGAGAAGGGCGATGCGGCAGGACGGCTGATGATACAGCTCAACAACCTCAAAAAGAAATACGGGTTGTCCGTCCTTGTGCTGGCGCATACGCCAAAACGCTCTTTGGACTGCCCCATCACGTCCAACGACCTTGCCGGCAGCAAACGGCTCTACAATTTCTTTGACAGCGTGTTCGCCATCGGGAAGAGTGCGCAGGATGGAGAGCTTCGCTATGTAAAACAGCTCAAAGTCCGATATGGGACATTCTCCCACGATGCGGACAATGTAATCATCTATGAGATTGAGAAGGTGGACGCTTTCCTGCAATTTGTGTTCAGGGGCTATTCAACGGAAAAAGAACACCTGAAAAAACTTGGCGACAATGAATCCAGCCAGAGGGACTGCCAAATATTACAATTGTCCCGGTCGGGAAAGTCCGTCAGGGAAATAGCCTCACAGGTAAATTGCGGAAAATCCACTGTCAGCCGGATAATCCAGCGCAACAGGAAAGTGGAGGAATCTACTGTTCCAAGTGTCCCGCTGTCCCAACCCGGAGGAAACGGGACGGTGGGACAATATGGGACAGGTGGGACAACGGAGGAAACAAGGCAGACGGAGTTGTTTATCGGTCAGGAAAGAGAGGAGGACAAGCCATGAAACAACCTGTACATATCTGTATGAAGGATAACCGCCTTGTTTATCAGAACGGTAATAGTACAAGCGGGAATCTGATTTCCCAAAGTGTCCCAAGGTGTCCCACTGTCCCGACCCACAGGACGTGGGACAATGGGACAGGACGGTAATAATTTCATTGAAAAATAGAGGAGGCAAGCAATGGGTAATTATACATTACAGAAATATAAAGGAACGGCAACACGGCATACCTGCCCCAGCTGCGGGGACAAGCGTTCTTTCACATACTATGTGGATGAAAGCGGTACGCCCCTGCACCCGTCTGTCGGCAGGTGCAACCATGAAAGTAGCTGCGGGTATCATTACACTCCAAAGGAGTATTTCCATGACCACCCCGAATGCCGTACTGCCAACGGTTTATCTTTTGGCAGGCAGAGGTCAGAACGGAAGTCTGTGCAGATACCACCACAAGCAACCATAGGCTGCATACCGCCAAAGTATGTGGAGAGGTCGCAAAGCGTGCATAGCAATTTTTTCCGCTTCATTTCATCGCTCCTTGGTTCCTATTACGGCAGCAAGGCAAAGGAAGTGTTGAAGAGGTTGCTGGAAGAGTACCGTTTGGGAGCTACCCGTGACGGGGCTGTCATCTTCTGGCAGATAGACCGCACAGGCAGGGTACGCACGGGCAAGGTGATGCAGTACAATCCCAATGACGGACACCGTGTCAAGGACGAACAGGCATCGGCAGTGGACTGGATACACAGCCTGCTTAAAAGGCGGCATGAGCTGGCAGAGGAATGGCAACTGTCCCAATGCTTGTTCGGTGAACACCTGCTGGGCACTTATCCTGACAAGGTCGTGGTCTTGGTGGAATCTGAAAAGAGTGCCGTTATCGGCTCTGCCATCTTCCCCGGCTATGTATGGCTGGCGACAGGCGGCAAGAGCCAGTTGGGAGAGGAAAAGCTCCGTGTGCTGACCGGGCGCACCGTGCTCTTCTTTCCCGATGCGGACGGATATGAGGAATGGAAACAGCGTGCCGAAAACATGACTTTTTGCAAGACGGTCGTGTCCGACATCATTGAGAAGAATGCCACCCCGGAACAGAAAGCGGCACACATAGACATAGCCGACTGGATTGTCTTCCAGATACGGGAAAGCAAAATAAATTGTACAGCCGACCACTTGGTGGAGGCGGAAAGAATCCTCTGCCGGATGATAGAAAAGAATCCCGTCCTGCAAAAGCTGATAGATGATTTTGACCTCGTACTGGTCGGTGCATCCCCAATCGGCAGCAGCGGCGAAAACCCTCCATAACGGAGAAGAATGGAAGCCGTAGGCTGTGGGTAAAAGACAATGGCTTGCCATTGATATAGCCCACTATAACTACACGCTCCGCTTTCGTAGTTGTGGGCTCTCCCGAGGGGATTAAGGCTTTGCCCTAATAACCCACTCAGGGCGTTTCACCCCTGAGAACCCAGAGCAAAGAGTGACCCTCTCTTTGCAATCTTCGCTTATGGGTTGCACCCCTAAGAACCCCGTGCGGTTATGAGCGGACAGCAATAAGTTTAATCAACAACCCAAATCAAATTTTGAGAATATGGCTACAAAAAGCAGCATACACATCAAGCCTTGCAAGACCTCGTCAAGCGAGGCTCATAACCGAAGGACTGCCGAGTATATGCGCAATATCGGCAAGTCCAAAATCTACATCGTGCCCGAACTCACTGCCAATAATGAGCAGTGGATAAATCCCGGCTTCGGCAATCCCGACCTGCAGGCGCACTATGACTACATCAAGCAGATGGTCAAGGAAAAGACAGGTCGTGCCATGCAGGAAAAGGAGCGTGAACGCAAGAGAAAGAACGGAAAGATAATCAAGGTGGCGGGATGCTCGCCAATCCGTGAGGGCGTGTTGCTCATCCGACCGGACACGACACTGGCAGACGTGCACAAGTTTGGCGAGGAATGCCAAAGACGTTGGGGCATCACACCGCTCCAAATCTTCCTGCACAAAGACGAGGGGCATTGGCTGGGCGGACAACCCACCCAAGAAGACAAAGAAAGTTTCAAGGTGGGCGAAAAATGGTTCAAGCCAAATTACCATGCGCATATCGTGTTCGACTGGATGAACCATGACACAGGCAAGAGCCGCAAGCTCAATGACGAGGATATGACCGAAATGCAAAGTCTGGCATCCGACATTCTCCTGATGGAGCGTGGGCAGTCAAAGGCTGTTACAGGCAAGATACATTTAGAGCGAAACGATTTCATCATTGAGAAGCAGAAAGAGGAAATGAAGCGTCTTGACGCTACAAGGCAGTACAGGGAGCATCAGTTGGAAATAGCGAATAAGAAAATGCAGGAAACGGAAACCATAACCAACGCCCTTATCGAAAAGGCAAATGAAAAGGAACGGCAGAGTGAATACCTTGACAGGGCTATCAGCGAGAAACGCTCCAAGCTGAACAGGGAAAAAGGGAGCGAACTTCTGAATGCCGCTGTCGGCTGGGCTACCGGGAAATCGAAAGCCCTGAAAAATGAAATAGAGGATTTGCGCAGCGAAATTTCCACGCACGAGGAAACCATTGAGCGGTTACAGGATAAAATCCAGACCATACAGAGTGACCACCACCGGGAACTGATGAAACTGGAAAGTAGGCATCAATCAGAGTTGAGCCGCAAGGAAGCAGAACATGCACAGGAAACCACAAGGCTTAAAAACCGGATTGCATGGCAAAGCCATATCATCGGCTGCCTCAGTTTCCTGCTGCTAAAAACAAACGACATCTTCCGCAAGGCTGTTCACTGTATTGTTCATTTTGCCCGTGATTATTACAAGCCCCGTTTTGATACGGAACAGGTGTCGGACATCAAAAGTGCCCTTAACCTGTTTGGGGAGGACAGGCAATCACATCGGGCGGCAGGTGATTTCCTGTATTTCACAGCCAAGCAAAAGGGCGGGTTTGACAATCGGGAGCAAATCAAAGCCAGACGGGAAGTAGATAATGTGGTAGAGGGACATTATGACCAACAGCAGAAAAGAGGTTTTTCTATGAGAAGATAATTCTCTTAATTTGTATAATAACTTTTTGCAATAAGAATAGCCTAATAGAGTTTTAGGATTCCATTAGGCTATCTTGTTCTATTTTACGCTAACTTTCGTCATCTGAATCCGCATAAAGTTCGCATTGACGGATAACGGTTTCGAGGGCTGCTTCTTGTTCTTCAGGCGGGTACTTGTACTTTTTGAGCAATCGTTTTACCAGAGAGCGCATCTTGGCACGAGCTGATTCTTTCTGTCGCCAATCAATGGTTTTACTACTGCGTAAGGCTTCAGTCAATTCCTTTGCCATAGCAACAAGTTGGTCGTTTTCATAGAAATCCCGTACAGCTTGCGGTTTTGTCAAGGCATCATAAAAAGCTTGTTCTTCTTCGGTCAGCCCCAATTCAGACGCTTGTTCTGCATTAGCTTTCAACTCTTGTGCCATTTTAAGCAGTTCCTTGATAACTTCCTCGTTGGAAATCAATCCACGCAAATATTCGGCAAGACGGGCATCGAGCATTTCGCTGAATTTCTCGGCTTCAACCATTCTCTTTTTAGCGTGCTTTTTTATATGCTCTTCAAGCAAGCGTTTGAGCAGTTCGAGTGCAAAGTTTTTCTCTTTCATCTCGGCAATTTCTTTCAGGAAATTCTCATCAAAAAGAGAAAATTCAGAGCCTTTGGTATTGAGTATTTCCACCACGCCATCTGCTTTGATTGCGACTTTGAGCAACTGCGTAATACGCTCATCTATGATTTTTCGAGTAATCTGCTTATTCCCGGAAAGACGTGACAGTAATGTCCTTACAGCTTCAAAATATGCCTCTTCAAAACGCTCAGCAGGAGTCAGCAAACTGCGACAAAGTGAAGCCGCTTGCGACAAACGCTTGCTTTCTTCCATAAAGACTTTTTGAGCTTCAGAAGAAACTTTATCTTGAGCAGCAGGTTCTGATGGGACAAGATTATTCTTAGCAAGTAACACATTTACACCACCTCTAATGAGGTTGGCTCGTTGCAGATTTGAACAATCAGAAAAAGCAGAATAATCATAGCCGTTCAGACATTCCCGACATCGCTTTAAAGCTGAAACAAACTGCTGATAAGCGGTTGTCTTGATATTTGGGTCTCCGAAGCGTTTTTTGTCGCGTCCTGTATAATCGTGCATGGCTTTTTTCAGAGCTTTGGCAATACCGATATAATCCACCACCAAACCGCCGCTTTTTTCAGGAAATACACGGTTTACCCGAGCGATAGCCTGCATCAGATTATGTCCTTTCATCGGCTTGTAAACATACATTGTTGCAAGCGAGGGCACATCAAATCCCGTGAGCCACATATCCACGACAATAGCGATTTTCAGGGATGAGTTGTTATCCTTAAACTGGCGAGCCAGCTCCTCCTTCCTTGCGCCCGAGCCGATAATATCGTTCCATTCTACGGGGTCTTGGTTTCCTTGCGTCATAACCACAGCGATAATCTCTTTCCACTGTGGACGAAGTTCTATCAGTTTTTTATAGATGTCTATCCCGGTGGCTCGGTCAATCGCTACAATCATGGCTTTTCCTGTAAGCAGGTCGGCACGGTTATTCTCGTAATGGTCTATGATGTCCTTGCATAATGTGTCAATAGTCTGCGGGGCTGAAAGCAGGGCATGAAGCCGTGCATTTTCATCCTTGGAGCGTTTAATGTCCTGCTCCTCCGCCCCCTCTTCAGCAAGTTTGTCATACTCGCTGTCAAGCAATCTGAGTGTGTCATCATCCAAATCCAATTTCAGCAGGCGGCTTTCATAATAGACAGGAACAGTTGCCCCATCTTCCACAGCTTGGGTCATATCGTAAATGTCGATATAGTTGCCGAAAACCTCCCTTGTATCGTTATCGTCTTGTTCGATGGGAGTACCCGTAAAGCCGATAAATGCGGCATGAGGCAAAAGTTTACGCACAATAGCTGCAAAACCGAGTTTCAACTCTCCTGTTTCAGTATCTATTTTTGTTTTGGTGTTTGATTGTGTACGGTGGGCTTCATCACTAATCACAATCACATCAGAACGGTTGGTGATTAATTTTTCACGGTCTTTGAATTTCTGGATATTGGCAAAGATAATACCGTGACTTTTACGCTTTTCAAGCAATTCATATAAATGTTCTCCATCGGTAGCCTTGACAGGCTTTTGACGTAAATAATCGCTGCAAGCTGCAAAGGTACTGTGCAGTTGATCATTCAAGTCAAGACGGTCAGTTAGTACAAGCAGGGTTGCACTCAACAGATTCTTTAAAAGCTGGTGGGCATAGAACACCATCGAAAGACTTTTACCTGAGCCCTGTGTATGCCAAAATACACCGATTTTTCCGTCTTTACGTTGCAGGGCTTGCTTGGTACATTCGAGAGCTTTCTTTACAGCAAAATATTGATGATAGCCTGCAAGAATACGGGCTTTTTTATCCACTCCCATCGTGAGAGTAAAATCAGCAATAATATCAATGAAACGATGTTTGACAAAGATACCATTGAAGAAAGTTTCAAAATCGGCAAATGCCGTGCTTTCATAACTTCCGTCTGTGGTTTTCCACTCCATATATCGGTCGAGTGGTGCAGTAATCGTACCCACCCGAGTGTCTGCCATATCACTTATTACGAGCATTTGACAAACAGTAAAGAGCTGTGGAACAATACGCATATAGTTTTGCAACTGTTGGTGGGCTTCCTCCGAATTAGTAACTTCACGAGAAGGAGACTTCAATTCAAAGACGGAGATAGGCAAACCGTTGATGAATACCACGATGTCAGCACGTTTGGTAGATTTGCCATTTACTACAGTCCATTGATTAGCTACAACAAAAGAGTTATTGTCTATATGGTCAGGGTTCGTTTCGATTATCTTGATATGGTCGCTGCGTAATGTGCCTTGAGCAGTCTTAAAAGTCACATCCAAACCGTTTTGTATCCAATCGGTAAGAGTAATATTCGCACCAACCAAAGGTAAACTGAATTGTTCGCGTATTTGACGGATGGCTTCATCTACGGCTGCGGCTTTGTCTGTTCCATTGATGACCAACATTGCCTTACGCAATACTCCCGGTATGGTTGCATCAGTAAGTTCCCGACCTGTTTCGGCTTCAAGTTCCGGACCATAATGATATTCATAGCCCATTCCCTTGAACAATGAGATTATTGATTGCTCATATGAATCTTCTGTAAAATGGAACGTATTAGGCATAATAGATTGGAATTAAATTATCATTTATACGGCGGTTCAACTCGATTTTGCTATCAAGTGAAGAAAGAATTGAAGCTATCTTTTCTTGCGTTTCCAAATCTGGTACTTCAACCTCATAGTTGGAGAATGAACTTTTATTTATAATAGGTACGGCAGTGGAAGTTTTACTAAGATAATTCAATTCCTTACCGACCAATGTCATAAGATAATACACAAAATCAGCATCAAACCGCCGATTGGGGATAATAGAATTAAACTGTTGGTTGGTTATAGTTGGTTCTGATGTCATTACGACCTTACCCAAATCAGTACCAATACAACTTACGCACACAGAGTGCGGAGGGAGCAAACAATTTTTCACTTCGTTCAATCCTTGTTCTGTAAGGGTCTTACCTGTTTTAGGAACGGACTTATAAGATAAGTCATCTGATGGGGTAAGAAAAGGAATATCACCGCCATAGTTTTCAACAATAGATGTTCTGGGAGTTTTCCCAGTAACAACTTTGCCAATATCTGATATGTGTATTTTCTTTAGCTCCATAAATGAGAATTTAGCAGTTAGTTTGACCATCCAATTTATCTTCTATCTCTTTGATTGATGGCATTGTACCTTCAACCTTTTCAGGATAGAGCTTTTCAAGCTCATATTCGGATATTCCGAGAGGCTGGCTGCTTGATTCCAGCGCATATTGAGCCAATGTGTTGTTCTTCTGCTTACAAATAAGCAATCCGATTGTGGGATTGTCTCGTCCCTCTTTGCGAAGTAGATGATTACAAGCGACAACGTAACCACCCAACTGACCTGCGTCAGCAAAATCGAATTCTCCGATTTTTACTTCAACTACGACATAGCAAGATAATCTGAGATTATAGAAAAGCAGGTCTATAAATTTTTCCTTCTCAGCTATTTGCAAGCGATACTCTTTGCCTACATAGGCGAATCCGGTACCAAGTTCCAACAAAAAATTAGTGATATTGGTCAGCAGTGTATCTTTCAGTTTGCGTTCATTGTATTTCCCACGCAAACCAGTGAAAGAGAAATCGTAGGGGTCGCGTGTTAATTCCTGTGCCAAATCGCTATCCACATCTGGAAGTGTATTCTTAAAATTTGTCAGAGCCTTACCACTTCGCTCATACAGATTTGTACCCAACATATTCAGCAATATATCTCTACTCCAACCATTTTCCAATGTTTGGCGTACATAGAACAAAGCCTTACTTGAATCATTGGAACATTTGTCTATGATATAGCGGTGATGCCCCCAAGGTATTGAAAACAAATCGGAGTATAATCTTTCCACAAGTTGTGGAAGATTTTCCTTTTCAGATTCTTCCACAACTTGTGGAAGAATTGCAACCTGTTGGTTATAAAGGGTATAAAATCGCTTTGCGTATCGAATTGAAGTTTCGGACAGTCCTTCAACATCAGGCATTTCATGACGCAAGTCACGGCTTAATGTAGCGTAAAACTTACTGCCATACTTGTTATCTGCTTGTTTCTCCTCAATATCTTTACCAAGCTCCCAATAATAGCGCAGCAGTTCTTTATTCACCTTTATTGCTGCCTTGATTTGGCTACCACGATAACGCTTTACAAGCTCATCAACCCATAAAGAGTAATCCTTATCTAATATGCCGATTGATTTATCCATAATTATTTTTCGGTTTCTATTTCATTAATTTTCAACTCACCTGACATTAGCTTTGGTAAAAGTGTGTCACGCACTTTTGCCTGTTTTGCATTTTCAAGGCTGTTAGAAAGTATCGTTTTGATGAAAGGTAGAACTATTTCGCCAAACTTTTTCACATGAGGGCTTTCATTTGAGTATATGGGCAAACATTCAACATCTTTAGTATTAATTCCGGGAATCGCAGCCTTACCTCCAATTGAATTTAATTGGTTCATAATGTATGGTGTTTGCATATAAAAATAAGCAAACACATTATAGCCACAGTCCATTAAGTCCAAAAGAAAAACGTGTTCATTGATATACATTTCATTGAAAGGGAATCCTTCTCCAAAAATAGTGAAATTTGGAATAAAATACCCCGGCTTGCCCCCGTCTTTGTAAATCAATAGTTCATATCCATTAATTTTTCCTTTTTTTATCGTTTGAGCATATTCTTCGGGGATATATTTTGTCTTAGAGTAATCATAATATCCCAGCCCCTTAATGTTTTCTGCTCCAATGCTCGGAACGCCTATCAATGTAGCTCCACCTTTCGGTCTTTTCCCGCTTTCTATATTATGAGGTATATTTTCAATATATGTTATTGGTAGCTCTTTAGGAGTACTCCCCAATACAGAATTGACAAATTCACCGTCCCTGAACGGCTCGAAATCCACAAACCAAGCCTTGAACAACGCCTGTGCCTGCTGCTCTAAATTATCATTTCCGTGTCTATTTTGGAAAAAAGATGTGCTTCTACCATATGTCGAACAATACCACATGCTAATTTATAAATTTACGGTGAGAGAGTTTGACATTATTTTGATTAACCATCGCATAGTGCATGGTGGTGTCAATCTTGACATGACCAAGCAAGCGTTGCACTTGCTCCACAGGCATACCTTTGTCTATAGCCATAGTAGCCAAGGTACGGCGGAACTTATGAGGGTGAACACGTACGATTTTTGCCAAACGACCGATTTTGCGCAAACGGGTTTCCACGCCCGAAATCTCAAGCCGTTTATGCGGTTTTGCCAACGAAACAAAAAGTGCTTTGTTCCGGTCTTTACGAGAAGTCAAATATTGTTGCAAATGAATTTTTGCACGGGCGTTGAAGTAAACAATACGTTCCTTGTTGCCTTTGCCGAAAACAATACATTCGCGCTCGGAAAAATTGATGTCTTCACGATTGAGCTTCACCAGTTCACCCACACGCATACCCGTAGAAGCCAACAAATCAATAATGGCAAGGTCGCGAATTTTGGTACAACTATCCCGTAGCTGTTCGATATTCTCATCACTCAACACCTCTTTCACCTGTGTCCCAGTTTTTACCTTGTGTATCCTGCGGACAGGACTTTTGACAATATAGTCTTCTTCTTCAAGCCAAGCGAAGAATGACGAAAATATCCGACGGATATTATCAATGGTCACTTTGCTTGATTTGTTCTTTCTTTGGAATACAGCGAGGTAGGCTCTGATGTCTTCTGTCGTGTAGTCGGTTATCTTCTTAGGCATCTTTTTGAATAGTTGCCGAATGGTAGAACCGTAGTATTTGATTGTCGGAGTAGTGCAACCCTCCACTTGTTTTGCCGACAGAAATATATCAAGCAAACGGTCGTTAGACGCTGCATTTTCGTGCAGGGTCTCGCCATCCTCTGTAATAGTGTATTTGCTTACAACTTGAAGCAACACACTATTAAGGTGAGCTACTTGTTCAAAACTTAATACTTCTGCCATTGCGGTGCTGATTTCCTGAATTAATTTTTCTTTCATATCCTCGTTATTAATGTGAATCTAACGAAGAGTAGAAGTCGTTTCATTTGACGGTAAAACCGATACTTGCCAACCGTTTACGAATTTCATCTTCAAGCGTATGTGATTGGGCAAACAAATCCGAAAGTTCGGAAGTAAGGCGTTCCATCTTTTCTTGGAAAGGTTCTCCGTCTTCCTCCACTTCAGCAATACCGACATAACGTCCGGGAGTAAGAATAAAGTCTTGCTTTTCTATATCTTGAATAGTGGCAATAGCAGAAAAACCTTTTTCAGTTTCAAGCGTCCCGGCACGAAACTGTTCAAAGGTATCTGCTATGCGTGCAATATCATTGCCATGGTCTTCTGTTTCTTCTCCACAAGAAAGTTCACGGTGCGTACGGTCTTTCATATAACCCATGTTACGGGCATCTATAAAAAGCGTTTTGCCCGGTTGTGCCTTCTTCTTTGTCAAGAACCACAGACAACAAGGTATCTGCACATTGTAAAATAATTGCGATGGCATGGCAATAATGCTTTCCACTAAATCGGCTTTGACAATATTTTTACGGATTTCTCCCTCTGTGCCTTGCTGTGATGATAACGAACCGTTAGCAAGAACCAGACCGATACGTCCATTGTCTGCCAAGTGGTATAGCATATGCTGCATCCATGCAAAGTTGGCATTACCCTCCGGTGGTATTCCATATTGCCAGCGTGGGTCATCTCGTAATTGGTCGCCACCCCATTTAGAAATATTGAACGGTGGATTAGCCATTACGAAGTCCGCTTTGAGAAACGGGTGCTTGTCATCGTGGAAAGAATCACCGGAACTATCACCAAAGTTGGCTTCAATACCACAAATGGCAAGGTTCATTTGTGCCAACCTCCACGTGTTGCTGTTGAGTTCCTGCCCATAAACAGATATTTGATTGATATTACCCCGATGTCGTTCGATAAACTTACTACTCTGCACAAACATACCTCCCGAACCACAGGCAGGGTCAAAAATTTTACCCTTGTAAGGTTGGATAACTTCAACTATGGTACGGACAACACAGGAAGGCGTATAGAACTCACCGCCTTTCTTACCTTCTTCGCGGGCAAATTCTCCAAGGAAATACTCATATACACGCCCAAGTACATCGCGAGCTTCAGAACCGGTAAAATGCAGGTTGTTTTCAAATATATCAATTACATTACCCAAGCGGCGTTTATCAAGCTCCGGTCGGGCATAGTTTTTGGGAAGAATACCTTTAAGTTGCTTATTCTCTTTCTCCAATGCTTCCATTGCCGCATCCACAACAACTCCAATTTCAGCAGTAAGTGAGGCTTTAACAATTTTGTCCCAACGGGCATCAACAGGAACAAAAAATATGTTATCGCCAATATATTCATCCGGGTCTTCCTCAAAGCCAGCACCCTCTGCAATCAGTTCATCGTGTTTGACTTTGAAGCAGTCGTTGATATATTTTAGAAAAACAAGTCCGAGTACAACACTTTTATACTCGGCAGCATCAAGGTTGCCACGCAATTCGTTTGCGGAATCCCATAACGTCTGCTCGATGGTTTTCTTTGCTACATCTTTTGTTTTTGCTTTTTTTGCCATGGTCGTATATAAAAGCAAAACTCCATCACTATCCCTGCGAGGCAGACCAAAGCCTATAAGACAGCGAAGGAGTTTCGTATGTTATTTATTCTTATTCTTCAGGTCATTAGCGCAGTTGCTTTTTCAGTCACAAAGGTAATGCCTTTTCGTGGATTTTCTTGCATAATCCAGAAATAACTATTATTTGAACCTCACGTTTCATTAACTTAACATCAATGATGTATTCGACAACAGAGACAAATTACCGACTAATATTATCATAATAAGATTACCAAACATTGCCATACATTGCAGTGAAATAACAGAAATCAGCCTTAGCCCTATGTGTGAAAATCATTCTTTTTTGTCAGTTCGCTTCAAATATTCATTAAGAACTTCTCTTGCATAATAATAGCCTCTTTCTTTGAATCTATTCCATGATATAATCAACAGTATCATTGCAATCGGCCAAAACTGCCATTCGTTATAAAAACGAAAAGCACACAGAGTGTCTGCAATCAATATTGTTGTAAGCATTGTTCGTGCCCAAGCATATTGGGCATTAAAAGCTGGAACTCTACAATCCTCACATCCATTGACTTTTCTCATGGCACATCCGAACATTTTCCGTTCAGAGGCATGTTGGTCATTCAATTCTTTTTTCAACGTTGCTATTGCTTTTTCGGCTTCATAGAATTTAATACGCTTACATCCTGTCCAATTTTGTCCATTCACTAATGTAAGCAGTTTATCTGATGGCATACCATTTATTGTTTTGTAATAAAAGCCTTCAAGCAGGCTTCCGATAGCATTAATAAAATATCCAGCTAAATATCCTAATGCCAGATATACAACACCATCTATTTCTATATTTCCGATAAAAAGATAATTAATGGTGGCCACAATAGTTACACCTATTATGGTATTTGATAATAAATCGTAGTATTTTATATCCATAAGTATTTCATCTTTAAACTACTAACGTTCCCGCATAATACCAATCTACAATAGAAAATCCATAAACGGTTCGCGTAATATTTCCTTTTCCTTGTTTAGCTTTTAGGCATGTGGGCTTATTATTAATTTTATTTTTAGTGTAAATATGCACTTCTTTGCCATCATTTTCAAAACGTATATCTCCAGCTGCATTTTGAGTAATAGTCTGCCTTGAATCACCGTAGTCAATATGCTCGGATGGCGCATTACCTATGATGATTAATTTAGGGTTTAATGCCTCTAACAAATCATTAGGAACAGCTCCTGATTTGCGACCATGATGTGGCTGAAACAATATGTCAACTTGTGGAATATTATTTTTGTATTCATCGTAGTATGCTTGTTGCATTTCTGTTTCCAAATCCCCCATCCACATATAAGTAGCACCATTTTCTATGCTATATGTGAAAATTGGGCAAATATTATTTACCTCTTTGCCTTCGGAAACAAGTTTAAGTGCCTGCTTAAATTTTTCGTTTTCTAAATCGGGCCACATGAAATTTATTCCAGAACACCCATTCTCGTCATTTGTTTCATTGAGCCAAGCACGTCTAATGCCACGCTTTATGGCAAAATTTTTATTAGCAAGTAGCCAATGGTAGCGAGTTAAACTATCATCGTTATCATCTGTCGGACGATTATTATCTACCGCGTAAAAATTTGTAATTTCCCAACTATCATCCAAATATTCTATGCCTGCTATATGATCGTTGTCCGGATGTGTTGATATAAAACGACAAACTCTGCCAGCAGACTCATTTTTGATCTCTTTTATAATTTCATCTTTGCGGGCATTATTCCCATCACCATCTTTTAGATAGCAATCAATAACAGTAAAATTTCGGGAACCATGTTTGATATAGAACATATCCCCTCGAATATCTCCCTCTGGGAATGAATAAGACTTTACTATGGACATGCTAATTTAATTTAAAATGTTTATACTTAAAATGGCAAACTATATGCCGAATGTCTTTCTACAATCAAAAACTGACAAAAAGTCAGTGCTTGGCACATTTTCTTATTTGACATAATGGTGGATGTAGTTCATCATTATGTCCTCCGAAACAACATCACAACTTTTAAAGAAATATAGTACCATTTGTGATGGTTTAAATGAATGAAAAAAGAAGTGGAATTTTGGAACAAGCTGCATCGAGAGAAGGAGAAGGTGTCAGTATTGACACTTTAATGAGTTAAGAATCAATAAAAGCGTTAAATCTTCGTCCTTTAGAATGTACCATTAAAGATTAAGGCCATATTTCTGACTTATTACTTGCAAAATATTGAGTAATAATCGGTTGCAAATACGAATATTGTATCATAGATGCTTTAGATGAAGTTGAAGGACATTCATTCTATAATGTACTGCAATCAATCAAGCATTATAAGAAAAAAAATCCAAAAATTAAGGTACTGTTCACTTGCAGAAAACATTATGTAGCTTCTTATGCACGACATTTTGCAGATTGTAATCATTTAACATTCATCGAAATATGCAGACTAAGCGAAAGAGATGTAATGAATGTTATAAGCGGCAACTGTAACTGTTCTGAGGCTACATTAGCAAATATAAATAAAAGCCCTAAATTAAAAGAACTCATAACTATTCCCAGATATTTGACATTCTTACTAGAATATATCAAACAAAAAGGAGAGTGCTTAAATATTGGTGAATTATTTGAATATATGATTGTCTGTTCAATTAAGGCTGCTATAGAAGCTCATAAAGGAATACAAAATACCGAAAGTATAAGAATCCTTCTTCAGCGACTCCTAGAGAAAATGGCATTTGTTATGGAGATAAGCAGAAAAGACCAAATTTCAAAAGATGAGTTATACACCATACTTGACGGAATAAAAGGCAATATGACGCAGATGTTCATTGCCAATTTTGATTTATTGTATTTTGAGAGTCGTATATTGAAGGATACGGATGGAACATTACAATTTGAAAACACTGAACTGCAAGAATATCTTGCAGCAAAGGAACTATGTAGGCAAGATGATATAGAAAGTGTACTTTATGATGTTGCTGTACATAAAGAACTGAAACATATATATCCTAACTGGTATGATGTAATTCCTCACATATCATATTCGAAAGATAGGATTCACACTTTTATCAATGTCTTCAGACTCATTATATCATACGAATCAAATTTGGAGAACGTAGCTTTCGAAAATCTATTAAAATATGTTGATCCTTCTGTCCTGTCAATTCAACAGAAAGAAGAACTGTTTTCAATTATCTTTGAACATTATCAACGTATACCTGCATATATCATGTGGAAAAGCTCTATGAGTAATTTGTTACAAAAATGCTATACAATAAATTGTGATAGTCAAATAATATTGTCACATGACAAACTCAATAAGATACAATTATCTAATGTTACTGTTACTCTTGATGCAATTGTTGAAGTTAAAAAACATAGTGATGGCATTTATAATTATTGGAGGCAAGCAGCAAATTACTTAATGGGAACTGACGATAACGAAAACAAACTTGCGGCCTTAAACTTGTATAATGCACTTAAATGTGTAGACGAACTTATACAATTATCAGAATCTTACAGTTATTTTACTAAAAAACTAAAAGAAAAGTATTGTGAAGTAACAGGATATATGAGAATTGCAGATAATCGTGTTGTTGATTGTTGGTTGAATGATTGTTATATAAGTAACCCTTATGCGATAAATGCTGTCTTATATATTGAAGATTTACCTACATTAATTTATGCATACAGTAAAATTATAGAAGACGGTAAACTCTGTGAGTTTTTTAATGAAAAAGGATCATTGGCTGTATTTTATGACTTGCACTTAAAATCACAATTTGATATTGCTTGGAAAGGGAACACCGAAAACAAGGAACTAATCACGAGAATTATAACGAGTTTTATATCCAATCAATCATATACCACTCATAGCGAAATTAATGCAATTATTAAACAAATATTATTTAATGAAACAACCGGACAATTGTTTATTAAGAGCTTTGATGGTATTTGGGATTTAGAAGATTTATTTCGACGTTTTGATGCGGAACTTATTGATATTGAACTTATATCATCTTTAGATAAGTCATTATCAGAAGCACATGTAGAGCCTTGGTATATAAATGATATTCTCACTAATCTTATTAACAAAATCAGGAAAGATAAAGATAAGAAGGATTCTATCGCAGAGTACGTAGAACGTTATGCCGATACATTTAAGAGATGGGATGAAGAATCCATAAAAACAGGAAACAAGAAAACTGATTCGCATAATCAACAACTTATAAAAGCATATGAAGTCCTTAGTGATGCCAATGTTTCCCAATATGATAAATATGAGGCTGTAAATAAATTATCAGATAATATTGAATTTGTAAAGGCCCAAAATACGGCTCCTTTGATAGATATTATAAAAGCATTTTTTGATGAGCTTGATTTGGATAAAATGATATTGGAGAGGAAAACACATAATTCCTTTACATTACCATGGGCATTACCTAAGATACCTGCTTTTATAAAAGTTCTATACCATTTAGGCATTAATGATTTATTAAATCGTTACAGAATAACTCTTGCTAAAACTCTACCATATTTTTGTGTTACAAGGAATTATGACACCAACGAAATAAGGGATATTTACAAGTCTGTTATTGGTAGCATTAGTGATGATGAAAAACAACAACTTGTAAAATGGTGGAAGGATAGAAAAGATGATTTTATGAATATTAGTTCTGACGACATATGTATGTGTATCACTGATTATAGTATTGATGCACTGTATTATAAACTGGAGGAGTATGTAGAACAATATATTGAACATACAGACCTTGATCATAGTATAGCTGCAGCCAAGGCATTAGATATCATATCAAATGGTGACTATGGTTGGAATATAGGCAGATACAGAAAATTGTTTAGTTTACTTGAAGATGAAAGTATTACAAGTGTAAAAATGCAATGTAATGAAATAATGATTGAAAAGTTTCAAGATTCTGAGGCTATTACTTGGCGAATTAATTATTTAAAAAATAATGTTATAAGATCATCTCATAATGAAACAGGAGAATTTCGTCCAATTTCACAAGAAGAAGCTGAAATAATAAGCACAAAGCCGTATATGTTCAGGTGCTTCATGAGAATAAAAGAAAATGAAGCTTTAGCCGAACAAATGCTTAATCTATTTGATTTCGGACTAAAATTATGTGTAAATTCAAAGACTCAGCAATATGCATACTATCTTCTTAATCAGATATACCATTTCTTTGTAGATTTAAATAAAATACATTATATCTCAATGTTAAGAGAAAAGGTTGAAAAACTTAATAAGAAAAATGTCAGTTATTTGGCTACGAATATCATGAATAATGCTGAAATGCTGTTCCTGAAAAATGAAAAAACAAACATAGGTAAGGCTGTCAAACGATATAACAAATGTATTGAAGATTCACATTTAAGTATTCGGAATGATGGTGATTTAAGGCGTTATTTTACCCAAATCTATTGCGAAGTACAAAAAGAGATACAAGACCAAGGTATATATGCATTAGTTCGCCAGGATTTATTAAATGAAGATTTCATTCAAAGAGAGTTGAAAAATACCATTATCAACAAGTGCTGTCAGATGGGGCTAGAAGCCGTTAAAGTAGATCGTGAGGTTGCCCTTCAAGATAATAAACGCACAGACATTCTCATTCGATATGGTATGTGTAATCCAATCATGATAGAACTTAAATTACTTCACAATAATGAAATTCAACAAAATAGTAAGCGTCATAAATATAAGGAAAAGTTTATTCAATATATTAATGCTACCAATCCTTGCTTGTCTGTATTTTGGGTATTTGATGTTCACAAGGGTGGAAATTATTCTAAATTCGATGAATTAAAAGAGGAATACAAAGATTTACACTATACTTTAGTCTTACTGACGGATTGTAAATGTAGTAGTATTGAAACAGGTATTGGTAAAAATAACTCATAATAGAAAAGGAATAAATTGACAATAGATTAAGGAGAGGATTTCCCTCTCCTTAATAAAGAAATCTACGTTATGCCTCTAACTCCTTCAACGGCAATCCATAATTATATTGTCTGAAAAATCCTTTGTGTATAAGTTTCAAACCAAGGGTCTAATAATACTTGTAGTCATTCATCCTTGGTGCAGAGGTATTTGTAACCATAGCGCGGGGCGTACTCCTTAAAGAAGCGGTTGCGCTTTGGTTTCTTTTTCTTCTTTATAAGCCGGTTGGCCAGTATCGCTTCCTCCGTATCATAATCCGTAGGAGAGGGAGTGAACAACCCCAGATTAATACCGGCATGATTCTCCTGCTGATATTCATGCCGAGGCTCCTCGCATATGGTTTCTACCTGTTTCTGACGCTGGTTCATGATAGTAGAAAGAGCGTTATATCTCAGCTCCTGGTCGATATTCAGAAACAGAACTGGCGGTCAATCTTGGAACCGCTAAAATTCAGTTGGTTGCATGTGAACTTGACACCTTGCATCTCTTTGGTCGTGGACTTAGCTTCCATTACGTATCAATCCCGGATCTCCGCAAAGCTAGTCGCAACTCACTTCAGCTTCGAGCGTTCGGAATTTCTCGTTTCAAAATATGCTAGATAAAATACTTTACTTTGTCGTGAAGGTATAACCGCATAAAATTGACATGCTCTTTTCCTTCGGTAAAATACAAGCGGTAATGGGCTGTCAACATCTTGCAGACCTTTTCATTCCGGTAACAGTCGATATGATCTGCGATGATGAACTGCGTGTTCTCGATTCCCATCAGTTTCATATAGTTGTGGGCGATCTTTAGCATCAGACCATCATCGTTACGGATACAGTATATTTCCTCTGAGATACCCTCTTTTTTATACATAGTTTTTGTCCAGAAAAAGAGATAAAGGAGTAAATAAACCGGTTATTTTATTTCAATGTACCCATAATATATTATGCCACTTTTTTATTTGAAAGCTATAGTTCCATATGATAATACATTCCACTAGTTCAGGGCTTCTTTTGTATATTTCAACAACTTCCTTAAAATCATCTATCATATCCTTTTTTACGGTTTTCTTGCCACTGAGGACTGTGAGATTGTCACAATTTTCACTCTATCTATAAAAAATGATTCATCAGCATAATGACTGAACATTTTGTGTTCGGATTGGATTATATTGTTTCCTCCACAATTGAAACACGTACCTTTTTCTTCCAATCTAGTGTCCTTTGTAGGGAAAATGGCTCTCACGACCGTTAGTATCTCGTTAAGCCATACCGGATTGGCCAAAGCCGCCTCATGGCGGCTTGTGACCTTGTAATTTTCTCCGGTTATCTTATCATGGACTTCAAGTGTGATTCCTTCTCCGACGGCAGTTACCTTGTGTACGGAGCATTCGCACGGATCACCCATCTTGTCAAACCAGATTACGTAAACCGGATTATCATTGTCTGTCAGTATTACTTCGGAAACCGAGTTTGCCTGCATCAGTGCAAGTATCCTGCCGATGATTTCATCGCACAGGTTTTCAATTCTTTTTTGGAGAATATTCATATTCAGATAAGATTTAGATGTTGGACTTCTTTTTTGTATTTCTCCAGTGAAGGCTTGTATCCCTGTTCATGGATAACGTCCTTCAGCTCTTTCAGGGTATAGGTCCGGGCTATGTCCAGTCCGTAGTCTTCCGCAAAGGCTTCTATTCCAATCAGACAATACCCCATATTGCGGTGTACCGTTTCTGCATTGATTTCCATAGAGTCATCTGTTCCTTTGGGGAGTACAGCCTGCTCCTTCAATTGACGGATCTTGTATTGCAGGCCGGAGGCGAGCCTTTCCATGTTCCTGTCATGGTAGGTCAGCCCGTCCTTGCGGATACAGTATTCCACTGTCTGCCCCATGAAAGAGTTGCGGAATATTTCGCAACCCAGTATAGTACGGATATGTTCCACCTCATAATACCGCATGGCTTGTACATCTTTCAAATCCTTTTGAATCTTCGGAATCCAGAATTGCGGGTCGTTGTCACATATTGTCTTTTCCAGCCATGTCCGGTGGAATGTAGTAATCTGTTTTCTGAACACTGTCTTGGCAGGCATATATCGGTTGGGATGGCGTGTCATGATAAGATAATATTCACTTTCATGCCATCCGCGTTTACATTTTTGTAAGGCGATGTAAGCGAGTCCTATACGGCAGTATCGGCGGCTATCATCACGGTCCCTGATATGCTCGAAATCCGTTTCACATCCATAGAATTTGGCTGGAAGCCCTGTATATTTTTGGAATTCCATGACCCGTTCCTTGAAATACCGGATATTATCCTGGTCTTTTTGACATAACAACCTGGACATTTCAGGTGTGATGAATTCCATCCGCAGATAATGGAAGTATTGAGGCTTCTCCTTCAGAACCTTCTCGGCAAGTTTTCTGGTCTGTAGTTTCTTCGGCAGTTGAGGGAGCCAGCGCAGACTATGGCCGTATTCGGTGAAATATTCCACAAGTTCCCTGTTCCAGCGTTCCGATGGAATATCAGGGTAGAACGAATCCCTTCTGGCCAGTGCCATACAAACCTCTTTCGTCATCAAGTTCGGTTCAAGAATGAAGTTGTAACTGTTGATTTCTCTTTTTACTTCAAGTGTATGAATAAGTCTTTCCGGTGTCCGGAACCGTCTGGGAAGTTTGTTAAACAGGTTAGGTTCCAACTCCATTGCTTTGTCAGCCATGGCATTATCCGCATGTTTGGAGAACCACTCGTAATGTCCGTATGAATCGAAAATGCCATGTAGGTTGCCTGTTTTGTGACAGATGGCCTTCCATACGGTGTCATAGTCAAGCCAGCGTATATCCACTTCCTTGATACAGCGTATGGCCCATTCCTTGTAGTATGCTGCCTGTTTGAAACATTTAGGCATCATTTTGTCGATAGTCATGGTTGCGATACGTTCGTCATGGATCAGTTCATTCCAAAGTCTGAAATCCTTGGCTTGTCGCGGAACGAAAGAAAGCATGACGCTTGTTTCATATAAGAACTGCTGTTCATACCTCTCTGAACAGTACCGGTAACCTCCGTTTTGCTGTACGTCACGGTAAAGGGAGTATATTGCATCACGGACTGTTCCGTTGTTCCATGAGGATGAAGGTATCAGATGCAGGTAGTGCATGAAATTCCTGTGTGCGAACAGCGATTCAAGTATGTCACTGTTCCTGTATTTTTCCGGTATGTCAGGAAAATTACTCTTTTCGGCCTTTATTGCCCTTAGACAAATCTGGCGGTTACGTTTTTCTTCAGGTATCTTCGAAAGCTGCCAGGAACGCCATCCGTAATCATCTGTTTTGAATATACTGTCAAGTATTTCAGAAGTAATATATTTCTCCGGCAGATAGTTGACCAGTTCCGGACGGTGTTCGGTCGCGGCCAGTTCAACCATTTCCATTGTGATGAATTTGTCCGGCATACATGATATAGCCTTTGTCATATTGATTTCTTTCATGATTTCAGTTTCTTAGGTTTGATGACTTTTATAAGTTGTGTTTTGCGGAATACATATACCGTTTTCCCTTTTTCACTGACTCTTTGGGGAAGGCTTTTCCAGGTATCCCATCCGTTGACAATTTCCGGAGTGAATTCCAGTTTTCCCGTTTCGTCGATTACGGCAAAGTAAAGTCCTTTGTCCAAAGGGGAAGGCGTATGGTCCTTGTCGGGAACAAAGACAGAAAATTCAGGATTGCTGATTTCATAGATTTTTCCTTCATAGCCCAGAAACCATCTTCCATTTTCATACAGGTAAGTCCAGTCTCCGAGCAGGAAGAACTTTTCCTTGCCTGATATTTCCTTTGCTTTGTGAATGGGATTCCCATTATTCAAAGGCCAACAGCTTGTCTTGTTTTCGTTTGATGAGAGTCCTCCTCCCAGATGGAGCAGGTTTCCCAAAGCGAGCAGTTTTCTCACCCTGTCTTCCGTACGGTAGAATGTCCTGAGTATTCTTCCGCAGTTTTCAAAATCCCCTCTTTCAAAAACGGTGATGTACCGTATTCCTTCCGGCAGGGACATTCCGATGTAAGTGTTTTCATCATTTGTCATAGTCGTATATTTTTATATGATTGTTTATGAATGGGATTCTTTGTCATTCCAAGTCTCTTGCGCGGACTGGATTATAGGGACAGGACTGTACCAGGTAATTGGTATTTCTGCCCTGAGTCTGACTGTGCTGTCTGAAACATTCGATGTCATCTTCCTCCAGTTTCAGTTTTCTTCTGTTCTTTTGCAGGAAGTCTGCTGCCTTTTCTATGGAAGAGAAGACCGCCTTTGGCTCGAATGAACTGTATTCGTGCCATGCGTTGCAGCTGAAAAGGATATACATTTCAGCCTTTATTCTGTTACTTGCTGCCATATCTTATCTGATTATTCAGGTTGATAAATGACAAAGCCCGATTCCGCTGATGACGGAACCGGGCCTGTCGTATTCGGTTTCAGGTTTTAATTCTGGTTATATGAAAGCAGGAAATCGGCCATTGCTCCATTTTGTGGAATCATGGCAGGGAAATCAGTCTTTCCCGGTTTATAGATTTCTGTCGCTACATTGTAGACATCCCACGCTGTAATGCGTGGCTGTTCAAGTGAGAGTTTGAGCAGTTCTTCCGTAAATACGGAAATCTGTCCCTGGTTAAGCGGATAGGTATCCACCTGTGATGCCAGTCTTTTGTCTCCACTGTCATGGGATACACGCAGAGCCGTCAGCATACCGATGATCATGTATAATTCACCGGGTGTCAACATCTTTTCCTTGAGCCTTTGGATTCGGCTTCTGTCCGCATCCATGTCACGCTCAAAATTGCGCATCCAGTCATCCACCTTCCCGAACAGTTCCTCGGTAGTCACCTTGTCCTTACCGTAGTTGGCAACACTTCGTTCGGGTGAAAGGATACACTGATTGTGGCAGATACGTACGCAGGGACCTATTGCCGCTTGGATACCGTCCTGATGGTAGGCTACCACGAGTGTGGTTGTCAGTTCATCGGTATCCCCGTTCAGAATACGGATGGTGGTGAATATTCTGCGCAGTACATGTGCCTCTACCGCCTTCTCTCCATAGGTCTGTTCCACCTGCGGCAGGATGACCACTCCGGGCTGTGTCCGGTTCTTGTTCTGGGCGGCGAAGATTTCCTCCACCTCATAGTTCAGGTTGTGACGGCGGCAGATGTCCGTCATGCGCTGGATGACCTGGTAGTGGTAGATTCCCCTGACCGGATTGCCGTAGATGTCGTTCTCCTTGTAGGTACGCTGGAGTGTTTCAAGGTCCATTACTTCGATTCCGTTGTTCTGGAAATCAAACTGTCTCTGATTGTTCAATGTTGCTAAAGCTTCCATAATTATATTTTTTAAAAGGTTGGTAATTATTTGTCCAATAGGTTGATGATACGGACTGCCTCTTTGAAGCGTCCGATATTTTCCGGAAGAGGATTCCTGTATTCCTCTTCCTTCATGCGTCTTATAGAAGGTATTCCCGTCAAGGGCAGAGCCTGGTTGACTTTCCATCCGTCGGTGAATGCCTTCGGCTGGAGACTGTCATGACAGATCACTTCCCCGACACATCCGTGGACGAGCATGTTGCATACGGTCATCATGCAACAGGTCCGGCTGATGTCTTCTCCGACCAGATAGTTTCCCGGATTGTGCGCATGGTATGCCAGCAGGAGTCTTCCGCTGCCGCATGTAGGGTCTCCCATCCTCTGTCCGGTCTCTTTTTTACCAGCCGCGCACATGACCATGAGTTCACAGATATGTGACGGTGTGAAGAACTGTCCGTTTGCCTGCTGTCCCGGTTTTGAGCAGTAAGCCATGTGGAGTTCACCGAAAGCGTCGAACCATCCCGACCTGCCGATTTGTTTCTGCATGATACGTGTCCATTCGGCTGTCATTTCCATGAACGAGGCGTTTTGCTGACGCTTGTATTTCCAGTTGCTTATTGGCGGTGCTCCCGGAGAGAAGCCGTGGATGATGAAACGCAGCAGGTCGTTAAATACGGTCTGTATTTCATAGCCGCATGAGGAGGCAAAGCCTGTGATGAGCCTGTCGAGCGGCCTGACTTCGTTGGAGATTTCATATCGTGCCATATTCCTTTATTTTATAATTGGTTATAGACTGTCGTTGATTCTGTATACTGTTACGGTATGGTTTTCATTGTCCGTGTGGATTCTGACCGGACCGTATCCCATGAATTTCATGCGGATTTGTCCGTGCTGTCCCATACCGTTCCACTGCTCACGTGATATTTCCTTAATATCCATGCGGTATCCCCAAAGTATAAGAGAGTCAGGCAGGATTCCCTTGTAGAGTCTGCCTTTCAGGATTGCGGCCAGCTCGTCCAGCTCGCTCCGGCTGTACAGCGTGAATGAATCGCTGCGGAAGGTGTATTCGCCTGTCCTTTCCCTGTCCCGGTGTTTCATGATATGATAGCGGAACCAGTTACGGGTAGTGTAACCGTCATACAACGGATTCGGTTCTCTGTATTCCCATTTCCTGACCGGAGCGTCGAACCTGAGACTACCCGTATTGCTGCGCTTCCCGAATCCCCATGTCCTGAATATGCGGATTTCTGTACCTGCGGGTTTCATGTTCCGGATGTTGACCTGAGTCCAGGGACTTCCGGTGGTATCATAGGCGGCTTTTCCCATGTCATCGAAACAGAATACCGTTTCCGGTATCAGGCATATATCCGCATATTTGCCTGTTATCCGTTCTATATGAGCTTTTCCGAAATAGTCACCAGAACGTGTGACAAATTCAACGCAGTCTCCTTCCACCGGACACATCTGCCTGCTTCGGACATTCTCCATCAGTTCCAGCATACGGTTCACTTTCCGTACTTCCTTTTCTGTTATGGGATACCCGAAGTCATCGTTTGCCAGTTCAAGACTGTCAAGGTCATATCGTATCTTTGTATTCATCCTGTTCTCCTCCTGTTTTGTGTATATCGTTCAACCTGTCGGGTGATCATGTCACAGAATTTCTGGCCGTTTTCTTCCTCACCCCTGAAATAGGCGGCCATCATCAGCAGGTTCTTGTTGTAATAATGCACCCATTTGTCATGGAAATGTGCGCCGGGAACCTGTCCGAATGTTTCCTGAAACAGTTCCAGGGCCAGATCCTCGTCCTGTCTCCTGTTGTATTCCCATATTGCCAGAAGCAGCATGTCATTGTAATTCAGTCTCATATTGCATTGGTATTTGAAGTGGCCATTATGATGTTGCAGCAACCTGTCTTCCTGATATTCTCCTTCAGCTTTCCGCTCTTTACCAGTCTGTCGTATGCTTCATGCACGAACCTGTATGCCGGTGAATCATATCCGATACCGTGCAGATGTGATGTCGTCGCCACATTTATCCGTGATGCCATCATGGAAAGGATATCCTCTTTCCCTGCCCGGCGGTTATTGAAGGCATCCAGTATATTCCTGTGGATGCACGTTCCGTATCTGGCACGGTAATATTCCATTTCTTCTTCATCGGTGAAGGAATACACCTCTTCCGCTATCGTATCCCTTACAAGACGGAATGTACGGCCTCCTTTTTTCAGTATGGCTGTAACCTGTGGAATATGCAGTGTTTCACAGTAGCCGCTTATTTCCATCGGATGCACGTACAGGCGTGTCTTTCCTTTTACAATATACATGGCCTGTGATGTACAGCCTGTTCTGTCCGTGTCGAATCCCTCTCCATGAAATTTCTCTTTTATTTCCTTGTAGAATGCGTCCGTTTTCTCATGGGAAAGACCTTTTCCCCATTCATATCCGCTTTCCAGACTGAAAAGCAGATGGAAGAGGGTTGTCCGTCCGGTCTTGCTTTCCCAGTAGCCGTAAAGGTCGGCCGTGCCGGATTTCGGTCTGAACCTGTATCCGTCCGGAGTATAGCTTTCCATCACTTCCAGGAGTGAGTTCATGAAATTTTCCGATTCTTCCGATTTCCACCATTCTGACGTATCGTCATCCATGGCATAAGCCGGTATATGGTTCATAACCTGTAGGTATTCCGGAGTTTCTTTCAGAATGTCCAGCATCCTTGTGACGGCTTCCTTCCTTTGTCTGATGGAGAACAGTTCTGTTCCGGTCTCCGCGTGAAGCCTGTTCTGTGTCTTCTGGTCTGTAATCATGACTTCTGATATTTATTGTTATACATTGTCTGCCTGTAAGGTACAGGCATTCTTATTTCTTGTTGTCCCTGTTGTCTGTTTGCCCGCATCCCTGCAAGGCTTGGCGGAAAAAAATACCGGAGCGAAGCGAGGATGATTTTTTTCCAGACAACCAGCCCGGCAGGGCCGCCTTGCGGGAGTTGCGCGGCAAACAGCTATTTTTGCAGCAAGAAATGAGGATGCTGTCATCATGTCTCCGGCATAAAAAAAGGGAACCCCATATTGCATGAGGCTCCCCAATACAGACTGTCGCATATATGTCAGGTATGTATGCTCCATCCGTGGAAACGTTCTATGGTGACGGCAAAGGACTCGTCCGGATTTCCATGATACAGCAGTCCTCCGACAATGCCTGTATTTCCGTCCGGATAACGTTCGCAGAATCCGAACGAATAAGGCGCATGGTCGTAATAGAGTTCGATTTCGCATGGACGGTTCTCGTTCTTCTCCCATTGTTTTAGACGTTCAAGACAGTTTTCCAGTGTCTTGTCATTGATTGATTTTGCATACTGTACGACCTTGTCGTAATGCTCTTGTGAACAGCAGATTTTCATATCGTTTGAATTTATTGGTTGGTAAATGTTTTTTCAGTCAATCCAGAAAGTACCGCAATGAGGGCATCTGCATCCAGCAGGATATTCATTCGAATATCGCACGTCACGGTGGCGTTTGTAGTTCATGTCACCGAAGGTGCATTTCCCGTCTCGGAATGTCTGCTCATAAGCGGCTTCCTGTTTCTTGTATTCAGCCATCCGGCTTTTTCGGACAGATCCGGTAAAAGGTATCATGCCCGTTTCCCATTTTGTGGAATCACACCAGTCATTAGTCATGCCGCAGACTTCATTGGCATAGGAATAGTGTACCTGTGAATCGACAAACAGGTTCTCCCTTCGGAAAGGGAAAGTGATGTCCAGCGGAATCCGTACATGATGTCCGGAACCGTTCCGGCTGTCGGCAATGGCTACCACTACATTCCCGTGGAAACGGATGCTTTTGAAATCGTTCTCAGGGTCTTTGCTGATGAGCCTGTCAAACATGGCGTTGAAGTAGATGCGCAGTTCTCCGCCGTATGTGGCATTCTCTACCAGTTCTTCAATCTTCTCGTCAAACTGCCCCTTTTTCAGATGCAGTGCGCGGCGTACCTTATGGCAGGCCATGGCGACTGATTCTCCCCGCAGTGAACAACCGGTCAGATATCCGCTGATTTCCACTCCAAGCGAATAGAAGAAATTAGTGACGGACGAGTTGCGTATCAGGTCCTTTACCGGGTCGGAATCGTTCCGGTCGTAGATAAGTTCCCTGATTTCATCTTCATGCTCTTCAAACTCTCCGGCTAAATTGTCCGCTTCCATGTTCTTTCTTGTCTCCTCCAGATAGTCGTGCATGTTTGAGCTTTCCTGTTCCTCATACCATTCGTATGCCTTTTCATAGAGTTTTTCCATATTGTTGGAACGGATGCATTCCTCCTGGATGTCTTCATGCTCATCAAGGTCATCCCGGTAGTCCACGTAGTAGAGGCTTACATACTGTGGAATATAGTCTGTAAGTTGTAATGTCTGGTTCATGATTCCTGATTTTAAGAGTTATACAAATGAAAAAGCCCTGCTTGTCGTGCAGGGCCTGATTCTTGTGGAACTGAAACCTTTGGAATGTCTGTTTGTATGGTATCTCCATGTCTCAAGCAGATAATCCTTGGTTCTCTTGATACTTCCGTGTACCATACATCCTTTTTCATCATACAGGTAGCAGGTGTTAAGGAGAACCGGTATGCCGTCATGCACCTTGTACATGTGCAGCTCAATATCATTCTTTATGGCGGCAGACTTTTCCTTTTCCACTTTTCTGTGTATGGCTTTTCTGACCTCGCCGATATGAGGAGAGGTATAGCCGATTATTTCCGAATGGAATGCAAACTGATATTTTTCCATAACACTTTATTCGTATTAAAATTCTGATATAAGTTCATCTTCATATACCTCCAGTTCAAGACCGCTCTCGACAATCCTGACCAGCCAGCGGCATTCCAGTCTTTCCATCAGTTCGACGGCACGGTATCCCTTATAGGGACGTCTCAGAAATACAATGTCTCCGGTTTTCATATTTGTTCCTCCTTTTTATTGTGCGTAGATTGTTTCTATCAGTTCTGCATCCGTAAGATAGCGCAGTTCCTGTGTGGAGCAGAACAGACAGATGCCATCCAGCAGTTCATATGCCGCAGCATTTAGGTTCCGTACTCCTTCGATCAGAGATTCTTCCAGTTCCTTGCTTGAAACAATATATATTCCGTGAATGTCTTGAACAGTTCTCAAAGGGAAATGTCTTTCCTGATAGATGATGTCCTTTATCATGTCATCCTGTGGTGGCAGTTTGGCGCTGATTGTCTTGAACTGTTCGGGTGCGAGTTCCTTCAACCTGTCAGGATTGAAGCGGAACATTCTGAATCCCTGATATTCAAATCCGGCAGGCTCCGCTATTCTGTTACTGGTCAGGAAATCATGTACGTGTCTGTTGCAGTCTCGGTTGTCCACATAGGCATGGAACAGGGGAAGGGAATTGAGGTTGACGGTGATGTCCGTGTAGGATTCCCAGCATTTCGGATTCTCCTTAGACCGGGATTCAAGTCCTACATACAGATTGTCATTGTCGATATAACTGTTCAGGACGAGTCTGACCTCAATGCGTTCAGCCGGATCTGTGGCTGTTTTCCAGTATAGAGTGTTTGATTTGTTCATACTTGTATTGTTTTTATGAGGGAATACGGCAGTTATTCTACCGCATTCCCCCGAATGTTATGATTTGATATTTATTTGTTTCTGTGCGGACTCCTTTTTCACGGTTCTCAATCTTTTTAGGAGATACAGGAAATATTCACGGTCATAGATCCGGAAAAGAAATTCCTCTGATGTCTCCTTGATGTGTCCGATGAAAGTTACTGATTCCCTGTCGGGAGGATATTGAAAGAAATGTCCGTCGGAAACAAGGGTGAGCTTCTTTCCTGATACATGGTCTATCAGTTCGTCCGGAGTTTCGTAATGTCCTTTTCCTTTATAGAACTGATAATGGTTCCGGCGAAGACTTTTCAGGGTATTCGCCATGTCCGTCCTTGCTTGTCTGGAATCTGATTGGATGACAAGGTTGCAGATGAATACGGGCTGTTTTCCGTCCAGTGAAAAATAATAGGGAATGAGTCTGGTTCCGGTTGTGACCGTTTTGCTTGTTTCCTCTTTTGAGATCACGGCTTTCCGGTTGATGATTTCCATGTGACGGTCTATCTGACTGTCCAGTTCGGATTGCGGAGTAAGTACGGAGCGTAGGCCCTTGAAATATCTTCCTTGACGGGTAAAGCAGAAAGAGTACATATTTCCGTAATACGGTTCTCCCACAAAAAACGAGTTTTGTCTCATGCGCAAGGGTGGCAGTACATCCAGCAGGTCATAGTAGTCTTCTTCGGTGATTTCCTTGAACGGTTCGGACAGGGACTGATTGTATAGCCGCAGCTTCTTGTCTATATCAGAAGGTGTTACGGCTTTCAGATAGGGATTGTTTTCCCGTATGCGCAGTTCTTCTATTGTTTCCCCACCATAGTCATTGTGGAATCCGTCACTCATACTTGTCAGGCATGTTCCGTCGAAGTAGCGGGAATCGATTACATATTTCAATCGGTCTTTCATGTCTTATAGGTTTTGAAGGTTCAACACTCTTTTGACTGCATATACGGCATTCTGTGTAAGTTGCCGTTGCCATGCCTGATATCTCGGCGACCATTTGAAACCGTATGATTTCAGTTCCTTGCGCTTCTGGTCATCCGGAATACTGTCAAACAGGATTTGCAGGCGGTCTGCCTCATAGTTCCATACCAGCATTCCGCCTTCAAATTTCAGTTCACGGTTTTCCCGTTCTTTGATTTCCTGAAGTTTCAGTCTGGCCTGGCGTGCCATTTCCGGCAGTTGGAAGAAACGGTTCCGCGGAGTGATAACCGGTTTCTTGCATTGCGCATTGAAGTCTGTAATGAAGTCCACTGCTTTCTGTACGATTTCCACTTCTCCTTTTCCCGCATAGGTGCTTACCTTATTAAGGATACTGCTGACGAACAGGGCACGGCTGTATCCTCTTGCTTTACCGGTATCAATATCATGAATAGTCTGTGCGCTGCTTGCAATGTCACGCTTCAGGCGGTTCCATGCCTCTTCCTGCTTCTGTTCTTCCGGTTTGGCAGCCTCTTTCATTCTTTCCATGGCAGCCTTGAAGCGGTTACGCCAGTCATGAAATTCATCAAATCTGTTCTGGTATGCGTCCAAGGCCTTGTTGTTACGCTGACAGTTGAATTTGGCAGGTCCTGTCACCATCGGACTGGCACATCGTGAGAGACTGCCCAACAGGGCGGAGAACTTGCTATGGTATGCACTGACATACTCATTCTGCTTTTCTTCCGGAATCTGTTTCAGATCCTCTACAAGTTGTTTTTCATATTGCATGATGTCTGTTTCCGCCCTTGCTTCAGGTTCGAAGGAACTCCATCTGTATGCGTTGTATGCAGCATCAAGCAGGTCTTCCAGATAGCCAGGATACAGGAATTCCACTGCTTCCCATTTTTCAAATTCATTTGGATGCAGTTCTGTTTCCCCGTCTGCCGTTTCGATGGTGTGTACATAGGAGCCCATTCCCGTACAGCGTTTACGGAAATGAAAAAGGACGGCTTCGTCATCCGTCCCTTGTTCTCTGATTTTCTTCACTCGGTAAGCATTCTTTCTTGTCAACGTGATAACCGTCTGTTTTCCGGTCTTGTCCTTCATGAGGTCTGCTACTGTACCTTCACATACCTTCTTTCCAACTTCTTCAGTCATATTCTTTTATTTAAATTAGACATGACCGGCTCCGTGGAGCCAGTATTTCAATTTCTTACTGGCCCAGCTGTTCTTTGCCAATGACCGGTGCAAGGCTTGGCAGAAAAAAATACCGGAGCGAAGCGAGGATGATTTTTTTTCAGCCAACCAGCCCGACAGGGCCGCCTTGCACAGTCAGTGGCAAAGGGCGATATTTGCTGTAAGAAATGAAATAATATTACAATATACTGTATTAGATCATAATCTGATTGAATCTGAATAAAAGTATGATGATAGTACTTTGAATAATGGTCTTCTAAAACTATAACAATATCTTGTATATTTTAATAATTATGGAACTGATCTAATATTAGTAAAATATCGTTTTACAAATAATAATGAAAATATACTTTTTGATAATATGGAAAAAGCATATTAGCTTTTGTAACTATTTGAATATTTTCCTGTTAGTTAAGGCTGACATGGAAAATATGTTCCATAGAGAAGTATTATAACTTTTGTAAAATATAATGGAATAGATAATAGTAATGGATAAAAATTACAAGGAAAAGGCGTCTGAAATTTAGTACTAAATAGGGATATTCAGTAAATGTCCCTAAAAAACAAGATGGCCTATGAAAATGATAGAACATAACCACTTCATATGCCATTATTATTGTCCTTATTCTTTGCTTTCTCACATAATTCTATCCGACAGGACATGAAGTTCTGTAAGAAGTCTGATGACCTCTTCTGATTCTGTGAGTACAATCATATCATGCAGCTTTAGCCGTTCTGTTTTTGATCTTGTCTATCATCAGTACGGCATTTGCCGTATGTATTCCGAAGAAAATCCACAGTATTTCCGTCTTCCTGTTTCTGGCCTTTATCCTTGAGAGCGAGTAATATTGCTTCTGAGTACCGAAGCTGCCTTCAAGCCGTGTGGCCCTTTCTTTTGACAGCTCACTTCTGAGTACCTTTCTCAATGTCTCATCCTTTGCCGCCCTTCCCTTACGCACAAAGGAAGTGGATATTCCATATTTCGTGCAGAACTTCCTGTTGGCATTATTGGCATATATGGAATCGGCAGCCACACATCTTACCCTCACCTTCATGAGTTTCTGCTGCATACGGATACAGTCCTTAAGCCGTATACCCTCATTGAAGGCCTTGAAGGAGATGTGTTCGATAAACGATATGCCGTCTATCTGTATGTTGCCCACCTTCGCGCCGAACTCGACAGATTGGGTTTCCTTGCCTCTTACGATGGGACGTATATAATGACGGTCAATGCTAACGATACGGTCACTGACTTTCCGCCCTGCAAACAGTTCCTTTTCCTGTACAAGAACCTTTCTGATGACGGAAAGACGTTTCTGGTAATCCCGGGTATATCGGAGTGAGGTTCCGTACTCTCTATGAATCTCATCCCTCTGTATGAGGAGTTTTTCAAGAAGTCTGATCATACGGCGCTTGAGCATCCTTGTCCTTGAAGTCTTCCTTTTTCGTTTCTTGCAGTAGGACAGATAGGACTCTGACACATTCTTGTATTTGTTACGGGGACGTCTTATACCAAGCTCCCCGCAATGCTTGCAGATATATCTGTAGAGCCATTCGAGGCTTTCCCAAAGGAGCTTCATCTCTGTAGGAAAACGCATATGGCTCTCGTAGCATGTGGTGTGGCATCGGTCATGCACACGTGAAGGTTCTCAAGATAAGGTTTCCAGTGTGAAGCCAGGACCTCCTGAAGGGAGTTAATGTCAAGACGGGATGCTATCTCATTACGGATGGCACTGACTATCTTGTAGTTGGTTATGGAAGATGACGGGTCTATCATGATTCCACAGAACAGCTGGTAGTGTATGTTCCCGTTGAGATGTTCCACCAGCTGTCTGTCGGAAAATCCGGTATAGGCCTTCAGCACCATAAGAGCTATCTTTGCGGAAGGACTGAAAATGTTCCTGCGGCCCAGAGGCTGTTCCGACAGACCTGCGGCTTTTGCCATACACTCAAACGGGAACACCGAATGAAGCCTGCCAAGCTCACTCTCATTAAAACTCTTGCGATATTTTTCCAGAATATCGAATTCTGTAAACCCCAAAGTTGGGTGAATTTCTGAAATATTTTGTATCTTAGTCATATCTTTGTTAGGGAATTACCCCCGTTTTGGCAGTCAAACCTTATTTGCGGGGGAATACCTAAAGATACAAAAAAGCCAACTAATTCGCAATACTTTAAGTATGAATTAGTTGGCTAATTCTATATTATTTACTGAATATCCCTAAATAGATGACATCTAAAATGTTAATAGCTATTTGTTTATTATCGATATTTATCATCACCTATGTCCACTCATTTTTAATGGATGTCAGTGATGATAAATATATTTTATATTGTTTATTTCCTATTTAATATTCTGCCAAAATACCCCTTGATATAATTCATGTTAGTTTGGTTAGAAGTGAAATCTTCTACATAACTTTCAAAAATACATTTATATAGGTCTGCTTCGTTAAAGTCTATAATTTGAGGGCATACTTTAGATGCTAAATTCTTAAAACAGCCTTTTGCCCAGTTACGTAAATTGTTGCTATTCTTATTTATAGCTTCTTCTTCCTCGATTTTTTGAACAATTGTTGATACATAAAATGACTGTCTTCCGTATTTGCTTTCTATATTCTGTTGTAAAATATTGGGATTTCTAAGTAGCCATTCCCAAGTTCTAAGTTCAGGCGTAATTTTTAAAAAGCTAATATTATTTTTGTTTCTTCTAAACAGATCAATATATGCTGCATCAGCATCTGTTTTGTCACTTTTTTTTGAAACTTCTTTATACGTATCTTTTACATCTGCATCAAGCATTGATTGTATTTTGCTTTTAGGATATGACAATGTTGGATATTTTTCCATAAGTTCAATTACCTGTTTATGTCCTCCAACAGGAATAATTTTACATATAATTTTACTATTTATTTCTTTTAGGTATTTAGATAATAAATAATGCATATACCTTTGTGCCATAATATCTTCTACAAGGAAGATGAAATCTGGTCTAAAATCTTCTTCTGTAGCAATATCTCTGAGAATATAAGCAGGATAACAATTATTTAGAACAGATACCTGTCCGTTATTATTTTCAAGATAGATTCTGTGTTTAGCATGCTTTATGAGCGAACTAGAATGGGTCGATAGTATTACTGTTAATTTTTTTTCTTTAGCTATTTTCGTTAGATAGTCATAAAATTTAATTTGTGCAATAGGATGTAGCGCCAACTCTACTTCATCAATAAGAAGAAGACTTCTTTCTTTTATTTTTTCAATAAAGTCAAGAGAGTTTAATAAAAGTCTTTCTCCTAAGCTAAAATTTTGTTCAGAGTAATAATTATTTTTAGGGTCTTTTATAACATATAATTTATTATCCCTATGTAAGTGGCGTTGTTTCCCCTTGGGACTTTTTATTTTTATATATTTTAAGTCATTAAATTTAGAGGTATTTAATATATCATTTAAGGGATTAATGATTTCGTCACTAACTGCATTATGACGCTGATCTTTTAGATCTTTGGGCTCTTGTGCATAAAACCTTAAGCCAGAGGTACTAAGGTATAATATATTTTGACAAGGGAAAGTCTTAATCAGATTACTTTTACTTCTAGGAGTTGGTACCCATCTGATACCAGCTCGATGATAAATAACAGAATCATGTTCAGTGCTATATATAATTTGTGCATCTCTAAAAGAGTCAAATCCTGCAGTACTTGTTTTAATATTTTTACTAAAAGCGAGATTGTCTCCCAATCTATTTAGTGCAATAAGAAGTGTTGTTTTACCACATCCATTTCCTCCCGTCAATAAATACACTCCATTTTTATCTGGGAAAGAGAATTCTAAATAATTAATCGATTTGATATTTTTTAATGTGATTTTATACATGATTTTTTATATTAAATTATAAATATATTTTTAATTATCGGACTATTTTTTATCAGAAAATAGATATGTTTTTTCACTGAAATAAAATATACAATATTATATTTGATTGTTTATTAATATAATATTTTATATAGTAATATCTATTTAATGGTGATATGAATATTTTTATAATATCAATACTTTAGTGCAAGGATTGATAAATATATCGTTTTTATTTTTTACATGTCCATAAATGATTTTCTATCCTTTTTTTTTCTACTGTAGGAGAGAATAGATGATTATAATTATTTCGGTATTTTAATATCAAATTCCTATCAGTCTGAATATTTTTAAAACGATTGATAATATCATCTAATGGTCCTATTTCTATTCCAATCCATTTCCTTTGTTTAATTTCAGCTGTAATGTATGTAGTTCCTGCTCCTCCAAATGGATCAAAAATAGTATCTCCAACATCTGTGGACATTTCTATTATTCTGTCTAATAGTTTGACAGATAATTCATTTGCATCTTTTCTTGCTTTATATTTTGGATGGCGTACTGGTGGAATGTCATACCATACATCAGTAAGGCTTATACCTAAGGGATTCATTTTATTTTTGTATCCACCATAATCCTTTATTTCATTAAAACATTTTCCACAAACTTCCATTGGTAATCTATCAGGCTTAAATGTTTTTGGTTTTTCTCCTTTTACATAATATAATAAAGAATAATGAGATGGATATAACCGTCCTTTGATTGGCAATGAATATTTTATATCAACAGAAATCCAATGTCTAAATGTTAATCTTTCATTTAAATATAAAGATAGATAAGTGTTCCATTTAGGAAGGTTCCAGATAAAAAGACTTCCTCCTATTTTTAGAGTTCTAATGCATTCGTCTAACCACTTCTCACACCATTCTAGATATTCGGATTTTTTAAGATTATCATTAATATTAGATGGATATAACTTATTTAAATTAAAGGGGGGATCTGCGAAAATTAAATCGAATGATTCGTTTTCAAGTGTGGATAATAAATCCAAACAATCACCATGGTATAACTTTCCAAAGTTGGTTTTAAATGCCAACTCTACATTAGTGTTATTGATTAGATCAATATTATTGTCTAATGACAAAATGGATGATTTATTACTGAGGCATTCTTTAAGCTTTTGTGTGTATATCCCCATTTTTAACATGATGTCAAATTTGGAAATACCTATTTTTTGTTCTATTCTATTCAATACTCCGGAGTCAGGCAGTATATGATTATTATTATAGTATTCCAACATTTCAAATGGAATCTCTAATAAAATAGAGATTTGCTCTTTTTCTTTTTTATTTTTATTTAATATGCCTATTGCTTCATAAAATGATTTCATATTCTTACATAGCTATTAATAAATTCAGACTATAGTCTGTTGACTATGGCGACTATAGTTTGCAAATTTGCAAAAAAAAATAATATGAAGGAAGATTGTTTGATAAAAAACTTTGGGATTTTTCTCTCTTCATTAAGAACTGATAAGAAAATTTCTCAAGAAAAATTGGCAGAACTTTGCCAATTAGATCGAACATATATCTCTTTACTAGAACGTGGATGTAGACAACCAACCTTGATGACTCTTTTTAAAATATCCAAAGCTTTTAATTTAAACTTGTCATCTTTACTTGAATTATTTGAAAAGCAATATGAAGATAGATAAAGAATTTACTTTATTTGCTAAAGGAAACTTTACGCAAAGTTTAGATTTTAAGATTATCAAAGAGGAAATTCATTCTGCTATTCAGCACGTTGTATGGGGAAGTGAAAATCTTTTTTTGATAAATCCCATAAGGAAAGGTAATGGGGTTGTTCCTATTAAGAAGAATTTTGTGTCATTTTTGCAAAGCAAAGGTTGGTTGGCTGAACAACAGATGACTTGCGTTAATGGTATTAATCCAGGCCCCATTGATGTTATAAAAAAGATTTCACAAGGTGTATTTGCTGTGGAATGGGAAACTGGAAATATATCTTCATCACATAGAGCATTAAATAAAATAGCTGTTGGCATTATTCAAAATAGCTTAATAGGAGGAATATTAATTCTTCCTAAGAGAAGTTTAGCTCAATTTTTGACTGATAGAATTGGAAATTATGAAGAAATAAGTCCTTATTTTACATTATATCAGCATTTAGATATTCAGAATGGTTTTATTGGAATAATTGCTGTTAACTATGATGAAATAAATACTGAAGTTAGTATAATTCCTAAAGGAAAAGACGGGAATGCCATGAAATAGAAGAAGATGTTTATTTTATAAATCATTGTAAAAGATCATTATAAGGATGCTTATTTATAAATTAAGACAAGAATAGAAATAAATATAATAGAGCTTAATTAATAAAAGAATGAATAATTGAGAGTCGAAAAAATGTAAACTAAATCATATATTAACCCCATTTCTAGGTTTACGTTTCATCCCACGAAGTATTTGTGCGGATTGTTCCTGATAGGATAGAGGTTGGCTTTGTTTTTTGCCAGCCTCTATCCATTTAAGGAGTTCATCCTCATAGAAATATAATTTCTTACCGCGTTTATAGGCTGGGATGAGACCTGTACGAGCAAGTCTGTAGATTGTCGGTTTTGATTTTTGGATAAGTATGCTAGCCTTATCTATGTCAATTAGTTGATGCTGATTATCAAGTTTCTGTGGTTGTAGGGTTTCAACTAATTGGTAAATTTTCTCTACTTGTTCTGTTAAATAGCTTACAGCCTGCGGAAGCTTGTCGAATGTGATAGGTTCTTTTGTCATACTATCTGTTTTTGCTTTTGAGGATTGATACTTGTTCATGTAGTATTTATGAATATAAAGTCTGATTTATTGAATTATATGTGGATTTAATTTAATCAGGCATTCTGTTTCTGAGTGAGACATTTTTTTGATTATCGTGTTGATTTCATTTTCTTTCATGGTATCAGCAAATACTTTTTTAATGAATTCTGCTGTATATGAACGTCGTTTACCTAATGCTTTACCTATGTTCCAACCCAAATGCATAACATCTATAGCTTTCAATTTTGAATCTACTTTTATAGGAATAATATCAATAGCAGTTTTATCCTGAAAGAAATCTGAAATATAAGCACAGAGGCGCTGCAGATTTTCTTGGCTTGTATAGGCAGCCATTGTTTGATGAATGTACGTATGTACTAACTCTAGCTTTTTATCGTTCGTACGTTTCTGTTCTGTAATAGTATTCGAACGGAGTTTTTCATATCCCATAAATGCTTGTTCTGGTGCAATCACAGAATCATTAAGATGTTCATGGATAGACAAAGATTTGCTATGATGACATAAAAATATGATTATCTCATACAATGCAATCTGCATTGATATATATAATCCTATAGATATTATAAAGACCGATATAAAAATAATATTTGAGCTGAACTGATCAAAGCCTGCATTGATTGCTTCAATGCGTATGGCAAGTGCCATAAGAAGTAATGTTCCAGCTACACTAGAATCTAAAATAAAATATTCAAATTTCTTCAAATACATAAGCCGTATGTTTAACTGTTCGTGAGCAAAGGTAATGTTTACTGATTATGTATTATCAGAAAATGACAAGAGTGACATCAGACTTCATCAAACGTCACTAATTGTCATAAATAGTTTGATTATTATTGGGAAAGTAAGAAGTGTTCAGATGGAATAGGGGCGGATTAATTTATGGGATTGAATATAAGACTTGAATTTATAATTTATCATATAATAAACAAAAGTGGTATCCTTTCTATATTATATGATAAGTTACGCTATAATTCCAATAATTGTTCCGCTAATGGCGCATAATATTTTTGTACTTCTTCAGCTGTTGGAGTATGACCGCCAGGAAAGTGGTATGAATATTTATAATGCATTAAAAATAAAGGCTCATAGTGTGCTAGATGGTCATTCTCACCAAATATTCCCCATATATTTTCTTGGTTAGCTACCTGACAATTATCCCATTGATGCTGTTGAAGTTTTGCGAATTCATCAATCAATGTTTGGTTAATGACAAGCTGCTGATTTCCGTTAGCTCGTGGTGATTTGTATTCATGCGGACCAATACGTTCCATCAGGAAGCGTGTCATTTCGAAATGAGGATTTCCGAGTAAAGCAGGGATATTGTTTTTAGATGCTACTATCTGTGCCAAAAACGAGCCATTACTGTTTCCTACCAATATATCAGGTTGTTCTTGGTTGCACAATCTTTGGATAAAGTCGATAGCTTCCTGTGGATGCAGGGGTAAGTCTGGACTCAAGACTATTGCCTTACCGCTGAAATATTCTTTCAAGGCAAGAGCTGGGATACATGTACCTGATGCAAAGAAACCATGAAGGAAAAGAATTTTCTGTGCCATAATCAACAACCGCTTCCGTCAATATTACATGTTGCTCCTTCATTGATAGGACGTGAACGTAATCCGGCATCTTCTGGACTCAAAGTAACCGTACCGTCTTCCAATACAAAGCAAGGAATTCCAACGGCTCCAACACTTTTGGCTTCATTAAAGGCCGGATGATGATCTCTTAGTCTCAAGAATGCTTTCAAATCTCTTACGTGTTGACCAATATCGATGACTTCATATTGGTTATTACCTTTTACTTGCTCTTCTACATACGTACAATCTGGACAAGTTTTCATTCCATATATTTTTATCATAGCTGTAGTTATTCATTTAAAGACTCAATTTTCTTCAAAGATAGCGATTTTGTCAGATAAAGCAAACATAAAAACAGGTCATATCCGATAGATTTATCAGATATAACCTGTTAGTAGGTAAGATAAGAGCTATATTATTTCAACGAAATCTTATTCGCCGTCTCTCGCTTCTTGGAATTGACCAAATCAGCATAAATCTGTGTTGTCGAAACATTTTTGTGAGTAAGCATTTTCGATACAGTATAAATATCTGTGCCTAAAGAGATTTGTATGACGGCGTACGAATGACGGAAGCAGTGGAATATACATGGCAAAGCAAGCGACAGCGAACAGGTAAAGATTAAACGTAAACCGTTAGGAATAAGCGATATTTCAGTATTTTGCAAAGTTGAGAAAATGCAAACGGCAACGGAATATTGAGGTTGTTCAGTTACCAAACCGTTAGCCGGGCAGTTACCGAAACGGGAATAGGTAACGACAAGCGATGAAAAGAAATCCTCACCGTTTTGTTTGCACTCATACACAGTGTTTTGCGTGTCAAGGGACGCTTATATGGCAAGTAAATTTGCACTTAAAAGTATAGGCGTATGAAAGTAGAAAAATTCAAGGTGCTGCTCTACCTAAAAAAGAGCGGACTGGACAAGTCGGGCAAGGCTCCCATCATGGGACGCATCACCGTGAACCGCACGATGGCGCAGTTCGGCTGCAAGCTATCCTGTACTCCCGAACTGTGGAACCCACGTGAAAGCCGTCTGAACGGCAAGAGCAAGGAGGCGGTGGCAACCAATGCCAGGATTGAGAAACTGCTGTTGGCGGTGAACAACGCCTTCGACAGCCTTATGAGCCGTAAAGTGGATTTTGATGCCACCGATGTGAAGAATCATTTTCAAGGCTGCATGGAAACACAGATGACGCTCATGCGAATGACGGATGTTGTCTGTGATGATCTCAAAGCCCGTATCGGTATTGACCGTGCGAAAGGAACTTATCCCGGCTATCACTATATGCGTCTGACACTCGGAGAGTTCATCAAGCATCAGTACAAGGTCAAGGATTTGGCATTCGGGCAACTTACGGAACAGTTCATCCATGACTATCAGACATTCGCCATGGAAAACAAGGGATATGCGATAGATACCGTCCGCCATCATCTTGCCATTTTGAAGAAGATATGCCGTCTGGCGTATAAGGATGGCTATGCCGACAGAATCCACTTCCGGCATTTTACCTTGCCGAAGAAGACTGAAACGACACCACGGGCATTGAGCCGTGAATCGTTTGAGAGAATCCGGGATGTGGAAATACCTGCTTACCGCAAATCCCACATGCTGGCAAGGGATATGTTTCTCTTCGGGTGCTACACCGGGGTCTGTTATGCGGATGTTGTCTCGATTACCCATGAGAATCTATATACTGATGAGGACGGGGCTTTGTGGCTGAAGTATCGAAGAAAGAAAAACGAACTCCGTGCCAGCGTGAAACTGTTGCCCGAAGCGGTTGCGCTGATTGAGAAGTATCACAGTGAGGACAGGGACACATTGTTCCCTTTATTGCATTGGCCAAATCTCCGAAGACACATGAAGGCGTTGGCGGCATTGGCTGGCATTAAAGACGACTTGTGCTATCATCAGGCGAGGCACAGTTTCGCCTCGTTAATCACGCTCGAAGCGGGTGTGCCGATTGAGACCATCAGCCGGATGCTGGGGCACTCCGATATTTCCACCACTCAGGTGTATGCCCGTGTCAGTCCGAAAAAACTGTTCGAGGACATGGACAAGTTCATAGAAGCGACCCAAGATTTCAAACTGACCCTATAAACCCAACAATGATATGCGAAGCACATTCTCACTATTGCCCTACATCAACCGCAGCAAGGTCAAGGCTGACGGTACGACCGCCGTACTCTGCCGTATAACCATTGACGGCAAACAGACAGTCATAAGTACAGGTATCTATTGCCGCCCCGAAGATTGGAACGGCAGGAAGAATGAGATAAAGACCGTCAGGGAGAACAACCGTTTACGGGAATACCTGCGTCTGACGGAGGAAGCCTATGCCGAGATACTTAAATCGCAAGGCGTGGTCAGTGCCGAGATGTTGAAAAACCATATATCCTTGAATAATATTCATCCGACTACCCTTCTGCAGATGGGTGAATGGGAACGGGAGCGGTTGAAGAAGCATTCCGAAGAGATTGGTTCCACATCCTCCTATCGGGCTTCAATGTACTACCAAAAGTACCTGACGGACTTTATAGCGTCTATCGGGAGAAAAGATATTCCTCTTGAAGAAGTGACGGAGGATTTCGGCAAGTCCTACAAAGCCCACTTGAAGAAATGCAAGAACTTCGGGGTTTCACAGACCAACCATTGTCTGCGTTGGCTGAACCGGCTGTTGTACCTTGCAGTCGACAAGGAAATTATCCGTGTAAATCCATGCGAGGACTTGGAGTATGAGACAAAGCCGGAGGCAAGGCACAGGTACATCAGCCGCGAGGAGTTCAGGAAGATACTTTCCACACCGATGTATGACAAGCGGATGGAACTGGCAAGACGGGCTTTTATTTTTTCGAGCCTGACGGGACTGGCGTATGTGGACATCAAGCTTCTTCATCCCCACCATATCGGAACAAATGCGGAGGGAAGACGGTATATCCGCATCAACCGCAAGAAGACAAAGGTTGAGGCGTTCATACCCTTGCATCCTATAGCGGAGCAGATATTATCATTGTATAACACAACAGATGATGAGAAGCCCGTGTTTCCTCTTCCCAACCGTGATGCCCTATGGTTTGAGGTTCACGAGTTGGGAGTAACCATAGGGAAAGAGGAAAACTTGACCTATCATCAAAGTCGGCACAGCTTCGGAACATTCCTGATTTCTGCGGACATTCCGATTGAGAGTATCGCTAAGATGATGGGACACTCCAATATCAAGACGACACAGGGATATGCACGGATAACCGATGATAAAATCTCCAAGGATATGGACAAGCTGATAGGCCGCAGAAAGGAAATATTGGTTGACGGAAAGAAGAAACAGTAAATAATCATCATAAAATAAATGAATTATGAGCAGAGGAATAATCACAATCAGTGAAACGGGAGCGGTCACCGTACCGGCTGCCCCCATGTGGATGACCAAATTCGAGATAGCCGACCTGTTCGGGGTATTCTCGTGCGACATCCGCAAGGCGATACGGGTAATCTACAAGAACAAGGAATTGAGCGAAGCCGATACAATGCGATATATCAGGCAACCCGATGGTATCAGTTATGACGTTTACAGCCTTGAAATGATTATAGCCATTGCATTCAGGATATGCAGTAGAGAAAGTATCCTGTTCAGACAATTTGTAATAAGTGAAATCTGCGTCACCAAGAAAGAGACTCCGATAGCATTATTCTTTTCTTGTGGCAAAAATAAAAACCTATGGTATAACTGAGGTTTTGCCTAAGTTCCATTACTGGTGCAAACTTAGGGCAGACGGCAAACTGCGTTTCTTCAATAAAATCATGTTGCCGTCAGTCTGTAAGCGGAACGGTAGCTGTCAGCCAGCACCTTTTTCAATATCCGACTCAGATAGAGGATTAACACGGATTGAAACACTTTCACTAAGCCAACTTTGAGGCTGTTAGGTCTGTGTGTAGTAAAAAAGTGCGTACCCACCAAACAGACCAATTTTATGCTCCGCTATTGTCACAAAGTTTGCTTTCATTCTTTCCGTGAGATGTCCGCTAAAATGTTCGGTCAAGAGTTTTAAAATATACTTATAATCCCTCAAATTTATGGCTTTGGCTCATCTTTGGCTGATTATAGAGCATTTGAGATTATGATGTCGTATATTTCTTTATTAGAGACACATTCAATATAAAGAAGAGCTTTCCAATAATTTGCACCAAACTTCTCTTGCAGTTTTAATGCTGCGTCAAGAATACTTTTCTTTATCTTGTCTGCAGGAATAGAGCTCGCAATTAATGACTTAATTATAAATATAAGTTCGTCAATAACATCGGAAGAATTCTCTGCGAATCTATTAAGTAAATCAAGCCCTGTATAATGACCTATAATTTTCGCGTAAAGCAAGTCGCTGATTTCTGTTGGTTGTTCTAATCTAAATGAAAACACAGGAGTCCCTTCTATAAGTTCTCCTCGGACAAAAAGATATTGATGATTCGGTATTTCATCTATAAATAAGTTCAAGAATATTCTATCTGTTTCAGTCCTCCATATTTTTGATTTCTTCCCATTACAAGTCATACAACATTGCATCAAATTTTTGGGATTGTCAGAAAATTCTGGAAACTCTGTTTTGGGGATACAATGGTCTAAAGATTGAACATTATTAATTGTACAATTTGGACATAACTTTGAAACTCGATTATGTTCATCAGTAGTAAGCTCTGCAAGCAATTCTTGGAATGGCTTCATCTGAAATGAATACATATTCAATAAAGCTTCTTTTTGTTCGCTCGTAACGGGTACTGCCTTTAAATTTTGAAGTGTGCCTTCTTTAAAGCAGGTGTCATAACATTCAAATTGAGTCTTTATTATTCCCTCAATATCTGAAACAATAGTCTTAGTTTTACCTTCCTTTTTTGCATTCAACACTTTTTTGTGAAAATTGAATGTGTCCCCAGTATAACTCTTGATTTTTCTCATGCTTGTAACTTGTATCGTTGTTGAATATACATTTTAAGACCAATGCCCAATTCAATATCACGTGATTGTAAAGCCGAAATTAAATCGTTATATGATAAACCTAATGATATTAACTCGTCAATTTTTGTTTTAAAATACTTAGGAATGTCTTTGTTCTCAAAAATTTCTTCAACCAATGATGAAACATTTGCTCCTAACGATTCCATATTAATGGAGCGAATTACTGGTAGATTATTTATCCTATCCATAATTCTTACTCCGGTTGATCTCATCTCTCGAATAACCAGAGGGGAATGTGTAACAATAATTGCATACGATTGATATTCATCAAGTAATTGATATATTGATGACATCAATGACGTTATAGCATTTGGATGCAAGTGTGTTTCTGGCTCATCAAACAAGATTAATGAATCATACCTAATATTGGCAACAATATTACAAAATATAAACAATAGCGAAGATTCTCCAGAACTCATATAGTCTACAATTTCGATTAAACGAGCTTGATTTACTTTCAATTTTTCTTCTTGAGTTGTAAATAATGCAGATATTATATCTGCCGAATATAAAGGAGATAGTATATTCTTTAGAGATTCAGCCCGTTCTCTGCCATTAATTGTTTTTGTTGTTTCCAATAATTTCAGTTTTAATTCCTTTGGTGCTAAAATCGTTTTACTATCTTTTTTTCCACAAGCTAATCCACAATATACATAATTGAATCCCACGCTATTCTTTGGCACATCAAAGCTATCATATAGGCTTGTTGAAACAGCAATTATTTTACTGTATAATGGAACTTGTGGTGCAAATAGATCCTCTCTCCCTTTTGCGAGATCAAGCGGTAAAGTTGTGATTAGTTGTGTCTTGCCAACTCCATTTTGTCCTATTATAGCAAAAACTCTCTGCTGAAAAGCACTGTTAATATCAAAAGAGAACTCTATATGAATCGGATTCTCAGCATATTTGGGAGAAAACTCATAAGAGAATCTATAACAGCTTGATATTTTCCGATTATCAATTAGATATTTTTCTTTCCTTAGAATGCGCTCTACACTATTGTCTCTTATGAGACTATGGAAAAATGGATGTCTTTCAAAATTGTCTTCTATAAATGAAAAAATAGCACAATCTTTTAAGGCCCATAATATAGAGAGGTACTTCTTGGGGAAATTTTGTTTAAGATTGTCATAATATTCTTGTGTTTGTCCAATTGAGCAAAAATCGTTTTCACCTAATGAATAGAAACTATCTTCCATAAGGTCGCGAACACGATATTTTTGATGTTCTGAATCTGTATATTCCTGCTTGACGTTAATTATCTTTAGTGGACCAATATGCGTATAACCCTCTTTAGATTCATAGTAAAACAGTTCAAATCGAGATTCTACTCCATAATCATCCCAATGATCTACCACCATAACAAATGATGGAAATTTATTTGGTTGACAGTGTGACGAAATTTTGTGTGCATAACCTCGTGGGCTTCGTTCCAATAAAAAAGGAATATTATTTTCCACTACTGTGCTATCATCAATAATTGACGTGTGTGGTTCTATTTTATACGAAAGGTCTCCATTCTCATTAACCTCATAAGGCTTTAGAATGTATTTTTTAGGAAGCAAATATTCGTTAATGGTGGCAACGAGAATAAGTTGAGAATCATGATTATGATAAATCGGATTTACGGTTTCAATAATAAACTTATTGAATAATTCCTCCTTTTTAAACAATTGAAGTGCTTCAGCGAATAAATAATCATAATCCCAATCATCATTGTTAAACATATGTTGTTGAATGTCACCTCTCAGATTATTAAAGCGAGGATCTGATGATGGCAATGTATCTATATCCCAAATGTTTGACAGAAAACCAAAGAAATTACCATCATTTATCAAGGAATTAAAAAAATTAGATTCCTTAATCTGATTGAATAACATTTTTTGTTGAACAGGAGAGAATATATTTGTTGTCATGGCTAACCGGGATGTTAAGATTATACTTTAAATGTAGGCACACAATTAAAACTTATTTGTTTTTAATTAGATTCTCGTTATCAACGCCAATAAGAATATAGCCACCGGCAGCATTGGCGATTCCCACAACTTCATCGGAGATTTCCTTAGCCTTAGAAGATACACTGCATTTGAAGTCTACATTGTAGCCCTCAGCACCTTTCACCAACTCTTGTATTTGCAATGCCGTTAACATAATACAAAGATAGCGAATTATTTTGGGATTAGGCCACCGTTCAGTACTTATTGATTCAAAAACAAACAAGTTTCGTCATATTGAAGCCTGTCTTTCATAAATTACTCAATAAAAATGTAAAATTTTACGATTAAAAACTAACTGATGTATAATTGAATTCATCCCGTCAGCCACCTGTTCCCGATGCACGGATGCAAAGGTAGCGTGTGGCTTTGACGGCATTGGCAAGGTCGAGCGGCAAAAGCCGTTTCGGGCAGAATCTTCCTCAAACGGGGTTGAGCGTATTCCGCCCGAAAATCTTGCCACTGCCAGCCACACGCTTGAAAGGCATCCGGCAACGGAAACAAGCGACTGACGGGAAATCAGTAGAAAGAGAAGGAACGGCTTACAGACGGAGCTAAACATTGATGCTTCATCCGTAAGCCGTTCCTTTTTCTTTTGTCGAAGTTCCATTGCTGCCGCAAGCATGGGCAGACGGCAAACTGCGCTCCTTCAAGAAAATCAGGTTGCCGTCAGTCGGTAGGCGGAACGGTAGCTGTCAGCCAGCATCCTTTCGATGTCAGATTCACGGTAGAGGATTTTGCCGCCCAACTGGATGTAGGCTATCCGTCCCTCGTTACGGTAGTCTTGTAGTGTCCGGCGGCTCACCTTCAACCGTGCCGACACCTCCTTGTCAGTGAAGAAATGCTCCCCGTTCAGTGTCGGGCGATAGTTGGCGGTCAGATGCTCTACATTGTCCAGCAGTCGGTCAAGGCTGCCCATGAAGTGGATTATCCACTCGTTTTCTTTGTTAATCAGTTCGTTCATATTACTCTGGATTTAGTGGAATTGTTGTCATTACTCTATTCGGTTGTCAGATTGTCCTGCCTTTGAACTTTGCTTCCTTTCGCCTGTCCTCCACGATGGAAACGATACGTTGCACATCTTCAGGACGATAATATGTCTTGTGGTTTATCTGCGAATAAGCCAACGTCCCGTTATCTCGAAGCGTCTGTAATGTTCGTGGGCTGATGTTCAGCATCCGGCACACGTCCTGATTGTCCATCCACTCATTCATCTTCTTTTCACCGTGCCGATGGCAGATGGCATCCATACGGCTGACGAAGCGGTCGAACTTGGCGACCAGTTCCTCAAAGGTCTTTCTTTCGATTGATACGATTTCCATATAGTCTTTCTTTTAATTATTACTGTTTCTTCTGCCGCAAAGGAATATATAATCTGTTATCCTGCAATGGATTTTTCGGAAGTGGCAGCGTGTTGCGCCAATAGGTAGCCTCTGTCCGGGATGCCGTCTTTCCTTTGGCGACTATCATTCCTTCGTCCGCAAAGAAATACATAATCCGTCATCCGACAATGGTTTCAATCAGGTCTGGCAGCAAGTGGCACAGGGTGGTTGAGGTTGGCACAGGTATGGTTCACCGATTGCTCTTAATTCCCATATTTAATAAGGAAGCCACAGCCAAAATAAGGGCTTAATTCAAAATCGCCCGTGATTGAGCCTTTGCCCTTTCGGTCATATATATCCGGCAAAATGGCGAAGTCCTCACCGCTTTGTCAACCGCCCTAAAGCAAAACCACACAAAATTGCCTAAGAGAACCCAAGTGCTTGACCGACTGTATTAAAGCACCTTACTTTGCTCCCGATAATCGGTCGAGGTGCTTACCAAGACCACAGTTAATAACTTAATCAATTTGTTTTTACAATGAAGAGAGAACCAAGCATTACAGAGCAGGAGGCTCATGAAATCGTGGAAAAAATGGGACGCAGGGAATCCCACACTCCCAAGTCGATGAATGACATCTACAGGCGTATCGGTCTGGAGCCGGATGAGCCGGAACAGTCCGGAAAGACAGTCACGGAAGAAACGGAGACCGCTATGGCGAATGAACCGCCAAGTGAGGCGGTCGGGGAAACGGCAATGCCGCAGAAGCGTGTCAGCGGCAAGCAGCGCAGGCTGTCGCTGGAGGAGTACCGCGCCACCTATCTCCAAGTCCCCAAGATTGTAAACCGCAAGCCCGTGTTCGTCAGCGAGGAGGTGCGTGACGAACTGGACAGGGTTGTCCGCTTCCTCGGAGGAAAGGGCATGAGCGCATCGGGGCTGATCGAGAACCTCGTCCGTCTGCACCTCGACACCTACCGGAATGACATTGAGCAGTGGCGCAAGCTCTGA